GGAACTTCTTTGTAGAGCACATAAGCTCCAAACCTTGCAAATACCCATGCCATGAATTTACCCACATGGTACGGAAAAACTACATCGTTAAACTTCACTATGATCCATGCAACCCATAGTGGGCCGATAAATTTAAATTCGTAGTTTATCGTGGACAGGTAGCCGCCGTGTTCGCCGTAGTTAGTTACTGGCGAAACCCATTGCGTTGATACTAGCTCAAACCAAGTTTTCATTGTTTAGCCTCGTCTATCCATTTGCGAATGTGATACTGGAAATTCCTACGAAGCGCGCTATAAATTAGTTCCTTCATCAGAATCGGGCTGTACTTGTCTGGAATTTGAACTGTAGTTTGGCTGAGCACGTCTTGCTCTATTGCTAAAACAAGATTATCGAAATCTTTATCCGTCAATACGTACTGTTTCATTTCGCTCCTTGTTTAACGAGTTTAATCTTACCTCGCTTCAGTAGGGATGTTAGTCCCTTATCGCGCAAAGTTGGATCATCCGACTCAGGCCGTAAATCAATGAATCCCAAGTAGACCCCGCGACCTTTTGACCAAGCTTCCAGCGTCCCATCGGCTTGTATGATTAGCTGCAATCCGCCATTCTTATCGGCTTTACCTTTATATTCATTCAACTGTTTACGCAGCTCGCTATTATCTAGCGTTCCGATGAGTTTGTTGATCTGGCCCTTGCTGATTCCGTATTCCTTTTTGAACTGAGAGATGGCAATGAGATCGCCAATGGGCCGGGACAATAAGCGCAGGAAGTCATTCTTCGGTAACATGACTTTAATTTTCTCTGCCATCTCCCATACGTCAATGTAGCGATCCACTGTCTCTTCTGCAAGTCCAGTTTGCTCTTGGGCTTCGGTGTAGAAACTTTCGTCAATTTCAAATCCCTCCCACGATTTCTTCATGTGCCAGAGCGTGAATGCTTTACTTATGGCTCCGACTCTTTCGATTTCCGTCCAACTGTTTACCACGGCCCACCCGTCGTTTGGGCTTTTTAGTTTTATTGCTCTTTTTACCTTTGATTCGGTTTGAGTCAGCACCGCCTCCAAACGCTTCAGCGGCACTGATTGGTCGTGCCCGGTTTGGATTGTATTTGCCATATTGCCTTTCTAGTTTTTGAACTGCTAAACGAATCTCGCCCAAACCTAAGCGAGTTAACATCTCGGGAGTTGGAACACAGAAAATAGGGGCCGAGACGTATTTACTTTTCGTCCACAGCCCCATCGAATCCTCTGTTTTTGTTTCAGTGAGCAGCCAGAACGCATCCGTACCTCCCACGATTAGATTCTCAAAGTTCTTTGTTTCCTTAATGAGCTGTTGAAAGTGCCAATTCAACTCATCATCTGACACCTTGGCGGGTTCTGCGTGTCGCCAGAGACATAGAACTTCGTCAAACTCAACAACTCTAGCGAGTTCGTTAATAAGGATATGTTTGAATCTGGAATCTGCATCCAGAACCAGCGCCCATTTACCTTTCTTGGTCGTCAAATCCAATGCCGGTTTCTTGCATTCTGGGCATATCACTGAGTTCTACCTTTCTCGCTTTAGCGGTACACTTAGACGATTGGGGGTGATTAGTTTCTACGTAAGTTGCCCCGCCCTTAATCTTCTCTGAAATCTTATCGAGCAGAGATTGTAGAATGTCTTCGTCATCAGCGCATACTTCAATTAATATCTTGAACATTACAATAATCCTAAATCCTCGGCAGCTCGTTGAACCATAGCTGCAATTTGAATCAGCTCATCCCCCATCTTTTTTGGATCTCGATCTTTTCGCTTCTTTCGGACTTCTTCCCAGAACTCATCCAACTCTTCGAGAATGACGCTATACGCCTCATGAGCTGAGTGCATCGGGGCATTCATTTTTCTTGCTCTTTGCAGCTCATTCTGAACCAACACAGAGAAATTACTAACCGTTTCTCCTAACGAGTCAACTTGAATGGTCGCCATTTAATTCTCCTTATGCACACGGTAAAAACCACAGTACGAGTAGAACGCCAAAACTAATTCCGGCCACGAAAAACATAACCGGCCCAGCCATCTTGGCCCACCACTTTCCTTTTGTCGTGTAGCGTAGCCAATTCCAGATCATCGGGATTAGCATCATTGACGTGACATACAGGATTGCCAAGAGTAAAAGCTTAGTGCTGAAATCAAATTCCCCCGCCAAAAACTTCGCTAACATTTATCCATCCTTTCCTACTTATCAGCCCAGCTCCGCCCAATATGAATATCCACGACACTCTTAGAGCTAATGTCGGGACAGTACAACTCGAATGCGTGCGTCATAGCCCGCTGAACATCTGTCGCTAATTTTTTAGCCTTATCTTTTGAAGTTTCCCCTAGTAACTCGTCGTGAACCGGAGCGATCAACGGCAGCTTACTTCCGTATTGTTTGTGGAGAATGCCTAAAGCTACTTTCACCATATCCGCCCCAGTGCCTTGATGGGGTGAGTTCACTGCGTTGTTTGCCCAGCGCTTGAAGTTTGAATTCAAATGAAACACACGGCCCGCAATAGTCCGAGCTTTCCAGTCTTTCGATGCCGTTCGCTTCATGCTATCTATAAATTGTGACATTCCTGCATAGCGATTAAAGAACAATTGAAACAGATGCTCGGCTTCTCCCACGGTTATCTGCTCTCGATATGCTAATCCATAGGGCGTCAGTCCGTAGAGAATGCCTAACGCCACAATTTTCGCTCTACCTCGTCGGGGATCTTTCTTCGTAATCTTTGGATCGTGATACATATCCTGCGCCATCCTGGTGTACACGTCCTCATACATTAGCGCCTCCAGCAGGTACGGATTCTTGGAAAGTTGCCCCGCTATTTTCATCTCCTGTTGAGAGAAATCCGCGATCACCATCTTACCATCAGCAATGAAACATTCACGGTATATTTTTTCTTTTGGAACTTGCTGAATATTCGGTGAATCGGAACTCATGCGGCCCGTCTCGGCTCCGATTAGATTGAAGGACGGATATAGGCGACCATCTTCTTCGACTAACTCTAAGTAATCACTCCCATAAGTCGAAGCTCGCTTTGCACACTCGCGATAGTAGAGAATTTGCTGAACTAAATCGTTGTCTTTGTAAGGAAGTAGAAATCCCTCTTTCGTGGATTCTACACGAATTCCTGATTTCTCCAAAGCAACCTTTGTCTGCTGTGGAGATCCAGGATTGAATCCTAACTCCCCCGCAACTCGCTCTCGTTCGGACTGATTGAACTCCGCTAACTTCTTCCATTTCTTCTGGTCAATCAGAATCCCTTTGAAGTCAAGGATAGCCCAGAATGCGGGCATATCGATCTCTTTCCATATTTTGAATTGAGATTCTTCGATTAGACCTTCTTGACTCTTCTGAATATGCCAGGTTGCCTGCGAGTCAGTCGCGGCATATAACATCATTTCGTCGTCAATCGGGTCGCCCTTAATGAAGCGTTGTCGGGTATCTTTTCCCATTGGATTGTCCAGGTGACGGCGAGACAAGTCATTCAAAGCGAAACTATCGAACCAACCTGAATACATAATCTGCTCTATGTATTGGGTGTCCCAATAGTGATCCGCATCCCTTGGCGGAATGTCGGCCCATCGCCTTAAGTGACGTATATCGAAGTTACCGTTGTGAAATACCCAACGGCACCCGTTGATATTAGCGAGTGCTTTTTCAACTTGAGATTCTTTTTCCAGATAGTAAACTGTCTTACCATCTAGACATATAGTAGCACAGGCAAGTTTTCCTTTGGGTCGGTGAAGTTGTCGCTTATCCAAGCCGAACATTTCAATATCGATAGCGGCTGTTCCACTCCGCTGCTTAGGCGGCACCCCTTCGATAATTTTATAAGGCTTCATCTAGCTCCTTCTGCTAATTTATTAACTTTAGCGGAACTTAGATAGTGCCAGAAACTTTTAGCGTTATTAACCCAACCTAAAGCTCCGTCCCATGGAATTTGAATCGCTCCCACCCCGCCCATTTTAAATCCGTAACGACTCTTACCGATAATCTGGTAAGCCGAGAATTCGTCAATGGGTAACAAGTTGGCCGTATCGGGGTTGACGTACACCTGATTCGGATTATACAGCAGTACGATCAGCGAAGCCAATGCTTCAGCCATACCGCTGTAACGAATCATATTAATGGTTGGTAGGTTACCGTCATAACGACGATTAAGTTGAGCTAACAGTAAAACTGTTTTGCCCATGTTCTTCCCTAACCAAGCCATCGTTTGATACATCTGGCCCATTGTGCCGTCGCTAATCACCGAATCGCCCATGAGCATTAACTCAGCGAAATCAACGATTATTAAATCGGCATCTTCGGGGGTGCGATAAGCTAAGGCGCTTACATCATTGGGAGAAATTTGCTTATCGTAGAGCCAGAGGTATTTTAGAGCTGACTTTGAAACGCCTACTTCCATGGCCCGTTTCACCAATTGAGCGTTTAACATTTCCATGGTGAAATAGGCGGTACGTTTCTTCTGTCTTGCCCGACATTCTACTAAACGTAAAGCTAACGTGGTCTTTCCCGTTCCCGGCGGCCCGGCGACAATTGTTAATCCATGAGGTAATCCGCCTAGCCATGTATCGTAAGGCTCGAATCCAGTTGGGTAGAAGAAATTTTCTTCGGGGGTTACGTCGCTGGCGATCACCCAGGAATCGATTCCTTCGTCAGACTTGGATAGAAGAGTGAATAGATGACTTAAATCTCCGCTGCCGTTTTCAATCATCTTGCGGCCCGTCTTAACTAACGTGTCACCAATATCCGTGGCAATGGCGGTCTTTTCAAGCACGGCTAACCAGTCCGCAGGTAGCTTGCCTGATTTCTCGCAAGCTTCAATCGCCGCAATCCAAGCATCAGGTTTAATTACTTCAATTACTTCTTCGGAGCTGGGGGTCTTTCTTTTGTTTCTAAACTTACGAATTACTGTTGCATACGGTTCGCACAGCCGATCTGGGTTCACTGAGTTCCAACTCACTTTTCCCGTGAATATCTGACCGGCCACAATTTCCGAAGTGGAAGTCCAGTTCATACATTATCCATTCTAGTAGGCTAAGGCGGTTTGTAATCGATTAACGTCTCGCAAGAAAATATTATTTACATCCTTTTCATTATCTTTGAATGGTAACTTGTCTACGTGGCCCCGCCAATCTAGGCGGGATGCCAGAATTCTAGCGGTATTCTCTTCTCCCTGATCGGGAATGATATGAATATTTTTTCTTATACCGTCAAACAAAAAGGCATGAGTGGTTTGACCGTAGATTGGGGCCGCTGACGCTAAACGAATCATATTCAGAGAGATGGCGTCAATGATTCCGAATGGCACGAAAACGTGTCGAGCTTGTTTCAGTAGTCGCCATTCTGGGATATACAAGGCTTGAGGATGACCTTTAGGCAATACAACGTATTTATTTGGATAGTACTTCTCAATGGACGGGCCAGCTCGCAGAATCACTCCCGTAATACTTTCATTTTCTGTCTTAATAGGGAAGGTATACCATCCATCATACCACCCTAACCATAAGCGTTCCACTGATTCGTCAATTCCTCGCTGTTTAAGATACCATCGCTGCTGTGGAAACTTAAGCAAAATTTCGTGGGCTTCCAATGCAAACGACTCTGGACTATCGAAGTGATTTGAGAAGTCATGTACATCTCGAACAATTTCATCCCTCCCGCCCCGAAACTTTTTGTCTTTCTTTAACAGAGCTTGAAGAGAATACATCTTACGTTCCCCCAAACAGAAAGCTCCGTTCTCGTATACTAAAAGTGATGGTTTATTGTCATCATGAAATGGGCATTGGCAACTGAAGTATCTGCCGTGATAAGTTACTTGTTTCATTCGTTCGGCTACACGCTCAAGGGATACAGGTAGAGTCACGATAAAATACGGAGGCAGGTTATTAGCCTGCCTCCGTCCACAGAGATTACTTTCGTTTCTTCGTTACCAACTTCGCTGGTTTCTTTGCGGGCTTGCGACTTACCCCATTCATTGCATCGGCATACGAGCTGGGCCAGCCATTCTTAATGACGACCATAAATTCTCGCTCAGCACTCTGAAGCAACAGCTCCAGCTTAGGCAAGATGTTGTCGCTGAACGGCATCTGGAAGTCACCGCCATAAGCAACTCGCAGAAAATCATTCAACATCTGACTTCTAGCTCCGGTGCCGCTGATGGCTAAGCCGCCTTCTCCGTCATCGCGGAAGTTATACAGAAATGGCATCGCAACTTCCAATCCACGGAAATCACGCGGAGAGGTAATTTCCCCGATGGCCGTAAATTTCATTTCGTCATATTGATAGGGGCCATTCTTGCCCTGCCTCGTCCCAGCGTCTCGTTTAGGCGTGGGTGGCATCCGATTGCCATTTTGATCTGTTGGGGACGAAAAGTGAGTGAACTTCACTTGAACGGTTTGATTGAGTGGGCAAATACCGAAGATTGAATCTCCGTCGGTATTCAACAATACGTTATACTCGCCTGACGGCAGCGATTTCAACGGTAACGCATCGACGGTGAACAAGAACACTTGTCCAGCAAATGGATTAGGTTTCTGGGCATATCCCTTAATAAACTCAATCCGTACTTTTTTGCCTGTGATAACGACTTCAGCCGGGCCACCAGGGCCGCGCTTGAACTCGTTGGGTACCATCTTCATATTAGTTGTTTTCCTTTCGTTATAGGGGAGACACGGTGATTTCAGCGATAGCTTCTGCGGCCTGATTGATTGTCAATGGCAATTGAATTACTTCAGGCTCCTTTATTGTGTTTGGGGGCACAATCACTCGATACCCGTTGGGACGAGAATCCTTGACGATAAATCGCACTCCATCATACAGAATTAAATGCCGGGCACGATGGCTGTGAACATATTCTCCTTTTCGACATTTATTAATAACATACCAACGAGTTTCACGATGAATTATTTCACCCTCTGAGTTCTTATATCGAACTTCGACGGGCTGCTTCTCTTTCGTCATTTGCGATCTCCTGTGTATACTTGCATTATTGCTTTAGACAACTGATGGTAAACTAACGCTGCTCCCATTGGAGTGAGATTATACTCAGTGACTTTTCCATTCTTGACAATCTCTACTTCATTGGCTGGCACCAACGCGACGATAAACAGATTGTCCGCAATCAACGTTGGATTGTAAGGCGCATACTGCACGGGGTCGGCCCGGAACTGTGATAACTTAACTCGTACCTTTACGTCTCCAATTTTACCCATAGATTTCCTTTCTAACCTTAAAGAATTCCAGCTTCGCTTTTTCTAGCCCCCGACTTTTTTGACTTCTTATGTTCTGCCATACGGGATCATGTAGCTTCTCGGCAACGCTTACAGCGTCAACGATTGATTTATAAATATAGTCCTTTCCTACTCGCATTCCCGAGGGAGCGTGAGTAATTTGCCAGTAAGGATATTCATCTGGACTGATACACTGATGAATGACAAAACACCCTATCCGTATCCCGAATAGGGTGATTGTTTTACGCAAATGAATACCCTTAACTTTGAAAGCCAAAACAGCGTTTAAGGTATCCGGCCTATTCCCACTCATCTCCTCTGCCTTTATATGCTCGAACGATCATTTCATCCCAGCACCAGCGGCACATTCCGTCGCCAAACTGGAAGTCTTCATCCAGTATTGCGAACCCGCATACTGGACAGATCGCTGCTCCGTCAAAGAGTACGCCCTCATAAGATGGATCGACTTTGTAGTGGGGGGCCGTTCCGGTATCTTTTGGGTAGAAGATACCATTCTCGTAAAATCCTGGACGACCATCGGCTGCGGTTGTCATTGACCACGGGTTACCATCTTCGTCTATCGGGCCAGTAAGACCCTTGGCGTATTCGTTATCGATCTTCTCCCTCAACCAAGACGAGTTTACGTAATTGAGGGCCGAATTCCACTTGCTCCAGTCGCCAGGCAAATACACTTCGTTATTGTTAATCAGTTTGGTATCTTTATTGCTTGCGTAAAATCTCAGGAATTTCTTGATCTGCTTTTTCACGATATGCCACATCGCAAAACATTGTGAGGTGTGTTCCTGATTATACCCCACCCCGAAATTAAATCCGGCGATTCCTAGATGACTCAGCCAGCAAATATCGCTATAGGAACCTTGCTCTAATCTGAATCCAGCGTCCGTCACTAGGCGACCATACTCCTTAGTTTCGTAATCATACATCACGGCCCCCTTCCCATGACGATCAAAACTGAACATCCAATTATATTCCCGCCCTTCTGGAGCGATAAACTCCTCGGCGGAGCTTTCTCCTTTCTCTTCGCCCGTGGTCAGAAGTAAATCAAATTTCACGCCCAGCTTCGGTAGAATATCCATTAATACGTGAACGCCTAAACGGTCGTCAAGCATAATGCTGCGGATAATCTTGTTACCCTTCAGGTCAATAATCTTTACCGCTCCGGGTTCGTGTCGAACGGTATCTAAGTGAGCGACACCCAGAATGGTCGCCCCACGATCTCGATGAATGTAATACTTCCCTTTGCCGAGATCGTATAGTTTTCCCTCCTTTTCCGTCTGAGGGAAAAAATCCGATTCATCGCTCATTAAGCGTTCCAGAAGTTTCGTTTCATTCCACATTTTCGTTTCCTTCTCCAAAAGTTCGTGCAATGGCCGCTTCGGCGGTGAAATCAACAAATGTTAATGTAGTTGGCGGCCAGCGTCGCGGTCTGTCATCTCGTAAATCAAAGTTAATGGACGCTACTCTTTCGTGCCAAGCCTGCTGCAGTCTCGACGCATATTCAACTGCTATCGCTCCCGTTACAATATTCTCATGAAACGTAATTTCACGGTCGTCGATTAAGGTATGGATAGTACGAATATCTCTACTCTCCACACGACGCTCAACTCCAATAACTGCCGAAAAAGTACCCGTCATGAATCGATGGACGAGCCGTATCGATTCAGTTTCCGCATAGCCCGGATTGCATTCGTGAGCTGGGCAGTGATTTTGACAGTAGATGTTACCTTGAGCTGGGTGCTGATGGTTACCGTGCAGCACTAAACCGCAGCTGTAGCAGCGTCGAGCATTACCAGAAGGTAGCCAATGCAGATTTCGCATTCTGTTCTGCATCTCCAATTCCGTAATATACCCAGACGGATTAAGGCACTCAGCACATACACCCCTTATCAGTTCCTTCAGCTTGAACTCTCGGCTACACCTCTCGCATCGACTTTCGGTATTAGCGCATTTACCGCAATAGTTGTATTTAGTGCCGTCTCGACTCTCAATGACCGCGCCCCTATCCTTGAAATCGAACTTACCACAGTAACAGCACATCATGACGTTATCAGTTGGAATGTGCAAATCGAAGTAATCGCTATTGGAGGCGGGTAACGGATCTCCGACCACGTAAATCGTGCCGTTCATGTATACCACTCCATCGGATTGATCGTTATTCATTCCCTTATAACGTTTATACTTGCCGTCAACAACGATATTTAATCCACGGGCAATGGTCGAGAGATTGACTCCATATCCGTTGAACAGAGCATAATAGTTACCGAACGGCTTGCACCAGCACCGCCCGATGCCATGCCCTTCCGTATTGCGGATTAGCAATGCCCATACATTCTCACGCATGAATATTTCACGGGCCAGAGATCGATTACCCCAAAAGCACGAATCGCCGTCTGCAAAGTCGCCAGCTCTCCAATTTAAAAATGTCGTAGGAGTCATGTCGAATTCCGTGCGATTACAGTTTCTGCGAAATACTTCTCCAACCGCAGAAATATCATTATCCTTTTTACTGTATCTTTCGGCACGAAATTCTTTCTGGAGCCATGCTTTATACCGCGTGGAAAACTTTCTACCGTTTTCCATCCAACCTGTGCCTACAACATCGAGCGGCGGTGTGGGAAGATTGAGTTGGTATATCTTCTCTTTAACTTCGCTCCACCCGCTGAGTGATAGCGTACCCGGCAAGTCGATTCGATACTTCTGCTCCAAAGTTAAGTTATTCATCTCTGCCTTAATTCGGTGCGTCGGCATTCTTGACAGTAAGAGTCTCCATAGTTAGTAGTGTAGAACTTACTGTCCCTTCGCCACTGATCGCACCGTTCGCAATATTGGGTATCCTCGCCCATTTTGGATACCACTTTGTATATCTGGGTAGGCAAGTTTATACCGATGGCTTGGTCGTTATTAATATACATAACGCCATAGGATTCAAAATCTACTCCTTGTTTTGTGTTTACGGAAATCAGGCGGTCTATAAAATTAGCAAACCACCAAAGATTTTTTCCGTAAGCATTGAATAGTAAATATCCGTCTTTACGGTAATTCTCTGGGAGAGGGCCGTATGATTGAAAACTGTCTCTTTCGTGAATTGGATACATCCAACAGCGTCCGACACCCATCCATTCGCCGGTAAGTTGGTATTTCGTGAACGCCTGTACGGCTCTGACTTTGTAATCTTTCATTACATCCTTCGCCAAACTGGCGCTTTTCCAGAAGCAGGAACTTTCGTCGCCAAAATCTCCTGCTTCCCAATCAAACGTTTCCGAGAGCCGAAGTTTAGTTCCCTCCGGGGCGATAAAAAGTCCCGCTCTTGATCCGAATTTGGCCGCGTCTACTTCTTTATTCGACTTGAGCTCAGTTTTAATCCATTTGTTAAGTCGCTTCACTAGCGAACCTTGATATTTTCCACGCCGAGCCATCCAATCGTAACCGCCAATTTCGTCGGCTTGCGGCATCCGATGTAACCCCAATTCAAGAATTGTATCTTCAATGACGGTTTTTATATTAACGGCGGTTTCTGTTTCGATGAATACATACGATTGATTCATCTAACCCTCACGCAGCTCGGGCAGGATCTTCCCTTCATTTTTACTAACTCGCCACAATCGTCGCAAACTTTCCATTCGTAGAAACAATCATGACAGAACTGTTCAAGCCCCACTCCATACATATTTTTTTCGTGAAACTGATCGCCGCAGCCAAAGCATGTTGCTGGATGGTAGCAATCGTCACAAAGTCCGCCGTCATTAAGTTCAGTCGAGTAAGTATCGCAATTCTCGCAGCGACTTGCCTCGCCGCCCATTGAAGTAAAGACCCTATTAATTTCTGGGCCGTTGAATAATACAGATTCGCCTGAGTTAACGTACATCGCTCCATCGCCTTCAAACTGACTCAGAAGATGGCCCACCCAATTAAACTGGTACGAGAGGATTCGAGTGAAGCGATCAACTTCATAACCGTAAGGATTGAATGCTATGTAGAGGAGATCCCTTTTAACTTTAATCGCTTCCGTAATGGGCCTCAGTTCGTCTCCAGCGTGGATTGGATAAATCCAACAGCGAGCCATGCCCTGCCCATCATTTGATTCTATTAAGCACGCATGTACATCCCACGCTGGAAATATCTCTGTTCGGCAAACAGACCGCCCCTCCCAAAAACACGAGCCATCGTCACCGTACTCCCCTTGCTCCCATTCTAAATTCTTCGTAATTTTCATCACGATGGATTTATTAGTAAGCTTGGAGACGATCTCGCCCACCTCCGACGAGAACTTAGGTGGGATTTCTACTCTCTTTTCTGTCAGATATTTCTTAAGACGTTTATTAATCCGGCCCTGAAACTTTCCCTGCTCAATGCTGACATATGGCCCGCCAATCTTATTTAAATCGTACAGTAGCGGAAGATTGTTATCGCACAAATAGTCATCGATACAACCAAGTAGCTCGTCTTCGTCAAAGACGAGTCCTTTCAACGGATAGGTACCACATCGAAGTGGCTTGGGAGGAAGCATTTGCGATTTCTCCTTTATGGTAAAATTATCGCTATGAGATACCCAAAGTGGAAACAGTGGAAGGTATTAGATTCTAAAGGCAAGCCTACGAATCATTGGAAGAAAGCAGCGGAACTTTCTCCCGAGGATCGAGCTGAGAAGAATCGTATATTTCGTGAATATTGGCACGCCAACAAGGCCCGGCTTAAGGAAACTCGTCGCAGATATTACAAGCGAAATAAAGCCCGCCTGATGGCTTACCAGAAAGAATATGTAAGGCGTAAACGGGGGGAGCGATCTTCACGGGATGTAATCAATACTCATAAGCAAACCTTCCATGAGCAATAGGCGTTCATGGACGACAGGACGACGATCATGATTATCGTGCTGACGAATAGCACCAGCGTTGATTTCATGACTTTTACCATTTTGTCGTGAATGTCAAATTCTAACGGATTTGTGTAGTACAAGTCCATCATTCTTTTGACTTGTATCGCCAAAATAATTGCGTAGACAATCAGTATCGTGTTGTAAATGGCGATTGACATTGCGATTACCTCTCCCATGACATTGAGCCGTAAGGCAGCGATGGCATGATAGCCCGTGGATTGACGTTAAACTCTTCCATGATTGATACCCATTCCCCAACTTGAGAGAGTCTCTTTAACAAGTCCACGGCCCACTCCTCGCAGTTGGCGGATAGGGTATATCCGTTATCAGTTTTAATACACGACGCTTCAAGACCCGCACCCTCTATTAGTCTAACAAATCTAGCAATCTGGGCTTCAGCGGTTCGTTGAGCGCCCCACCCAAAATTTGTGAACTCTTGCAGTGTGAATACGCGAAGCTCAACCATTTCCGCAGATTTCAAATTTTCTGAATTAACCAACCCCTCGTTCTCTGCGTTCACTGCAATACGAAATAGCATCTTTTCCATCTTATGTTGGTGATAATCCCGTAACATCAGATGACAGCGGAGCCGCTCTTGGTGCTTGGCCTCCAACTCTACTTTGGTAATTGGAGATAAGTCTTTCACCTTGAATTTCTTCTTCAATCCGTATTGCTTTTCGTGAAGCTGACGGGCCTCAATCTGCATCTCAATCTGCGATTTGAGAATTGGATCGCGGGCCAGAACACGGGTATAGATTTTATAGGCTTTCTTGTATGCGTTTAGCGACACGGAATATCTCCTTTAACGATTAACTGAATTAATAGGATAGCTCCAAGCATCCACGGTACAGTAACTAAGCCGATACTCAAGTACATTACTATCCAACTAAAAAACAAACCAAAGTTAATCGCGGCCGTATTCCAGATTTCGGCTAATATCCAAACAACTTCCACTCTTATGCGATTAAATAAATTTTTCATTTCCGCCCTTTACTGCACGCTGGGCAGTGTTCCGCACAGAAGTGATGGAAGCCTCCGCTCTCATCCACGTCACAGTGGTGATTCCGATCACTATCTTTAGGCCCGAGATGCTCATCGCATACCTCGCAGCGGGCCGACGTGTTTACGAATATCATTACATCATTCATGGTCAAATTCCCTTTAGCGAGTCGCTTCTTCATCTCCTCAACTTCTTTGGATTGCTGAGTCGCTTCCCGCATCATATCCTTTACGGCATTGATCATGATCTCTTCTACATAAGAGACACCGCACTTCTTCAACATCGCATCGCCGCCCACTGGAGCGCTAATCGAAGAGGCAGTGGATCGCGAAAAGGCGATTCGTCCGCACTTGGAGCAGAACCCCACGTAAATGGGATCATCCACATCGGGATTAATTCGCACAAAGTACGGGAACTGATGCCCGTTGAGTAACAGCGTCTCTACGACGGCAATGAATACCAAACCATCATCTAAATTTCCGAAGTCATCCCGATGGCGAATTTCTTCGTATTTCTGAACGATGTTGCCAGTAAACATGCCGTCAATCCGGTGATCGCATTCCTGAGTAAACTCTGGACTTAGCTGATCGTCCATATCTACGTTGATATTAAAACGTAATCCGCAGCTCTTACAGAACGCCATATATCCGAACCCAGTACGGATGACTGGCAGCAAACGGTGTCCGCTTTCAGCGGCAACAGCCTTCGCACTATTCAACATCACTTCTTCTAACTTATAAATCGGTTTGAACATTTCGTAGTTTCCTTGTCAAAAGCCCGCCCCGCCGTCGTCGCTATGCAGGGTTTCTGTAGCGTGTAGAGCGAGAATACCCTCGGTCTGTCACAAACGGAGTAGGCTATAAAGTTACTTACCGTCACCACCGCTAATGCGGAACTTCTGGACAAACTGCCGGGCGAGCCGCTTATGGCCTGCGAATGGCACATACTTCTGCCATAAGGCCGCCAAGTCTTGACAGGTCATCGTGTCCGTCAACAAACTACCGAACTCTGAACTAACAGCATCAGCGAATTCTCTGTCCCACCCAAATTCACTTACTTTGTGCGGGTTGGTAATCACGGCCTGTTCAAGCAGCGATCCTTTACCGTTCTTGGGAGCTACGACAACTGGCTTTACTTTCTTCGATACGGCTTTGATAGTCATTTTAGGTTTCCTTCCGTCGAATAAGGTGGGTTAAGTTTAACCAATATCCGCCATTCTTGCACGGCAGGTAGATTGTATCCCAGAGAGCATTACAATGCGGACACGTAAATTTATCTTTCAAGATAAATACGTGTACCCACTGATTATCCACAACTTTAATTCCCGCGTGGATTGCTCGTCTGATCGGGGGACGCTGAATTGTATTATTGCATACCTTACAGCGGCTTGGGTTCGAGGGTTCGACACTACATATCTTACTAATTTCAATTTCGCAAAGTTTACAGTCCACTGGCCTCCTCCTCGACGGCCCATAGGCCCCAATCGCCATTCTCAGTCGAGCCAAAGTGAAATCCCGCTGGAGCGAATTTTTGTAAATACTCCTCTGCGGCTACCCAATCTTCGTGGTAATCTTCGTGAGCGGCTCCGGTGATTCCGAGCTGTGACCAGCCCCTACTGTTCGCTATCTCTTGAACATATTCGCCAACATACTGGCCCTTATTTGAATCAACGTAGCAACCTGCCTGATGCGGAATAAAGGCGGGATACATCTTGCCATCATTGCCTTTAATTTTTACGTCGCTGCTTGATTGCCAGCCGTGGGCGATCAGACTTTCCTTTGGCGGAACTCGCATTATTGCAAGTGTTCTACGGATTAAGGGAGCCACAGAATCATCGTACCACTCGAACGGATCGTCAACCGCCGCCTTATCCAACTCGCTGACGACGCAGTTCACTTGCCACGCCAACTCGTTCTCTTGGTGCGGAAAGATAACCGTGCTCAGATGTGCGCCCAAATTCCAAATTTCTTTCTCCAGCGCCCAAAATTTCTCACGGTCAATGTTCATCTGAACATATAAGAAGGCATTATTGAAACCACGGAACTGCACGGGCGATCCTGATCCGTTTATATCCTCCTTAAGTTTAATCCGTGTGCCGCCGCTGTTCTTAATCGCATTGATAATCTGTAAACGGTTTTCCATTAGATTTCTCCTAGCGTATTTTAGTTGAAAGGATTAATTAGCTACAGCGGGTTAGCTTCAATGATCGAGGTATCTACGATATTTTCCATCGCAGCGAGCAAGTGTAGAGCGCTCTCTCGAATATTGCCAATTTGCGTATCGTTAAACTCTTTCCTGCGAGTCTCGACCAAATCCAAGAGATGCGCGACTGAGGCAGACAGTTCTACGAATAACATCGAATTAGTTTGCTGAGCGTCTAATTCGTCGATCACGTTCTTTAAAACGCTGTGAACATCAACGACGCTTTTTACGGAGTCTGGTTCGTCGGGAAACTCCACGCCTACGTGATCGATAATCCCATCTGAGATTTCGTCAATATCGTATTCGTTGTTAATGGCGGCTTGGATTGCATCAAGCATATCTTTTCCAGCGTCCTTATCCATATCGCTGTATCGCATCAGCCGCCTCGCTACACCATTCCTGAAGTCGTCAACTCCGCACCAAACTTTATGTCCGGCCCGTAACCCCTCCAATACCGCTACGACGATCTGCGGATAGCCCACTGAACTTTTTGTGTCGAGACTACTTCCAAACTCTCCGCCATCGCTGGAATCTCGCCACGTATCTACAACAACCGCTGTGCCTTGAGTTTTCTTGCCATTCAACAGAACTTTGTCGCCAATATTAACTAACATTTTAGAGTCTCCTTCGCGTATCCCTAGTTGATAACACTTCCCTGTGCATAAGTCGTATGCACACGAACACGGCTCCCCTGGCGGCACAACTTCCCCACAACATTCGCATGGTTTCATTGCGACTCGTACTCCTTAATTATTCGCCGCAGTGCCTTTGCATAAGCAGCTCTCTTGGCCCGCTGCTGGAAGTAAGTATTCGCGGGCATGTGGGCGACCTCCTTAATCGCTTCCTCAATTGCTAAAGATAAATCATCCCAGGCTACATTCCGTTCTTCTTGGGCGCGTTTACCTTCAATGCCTAACCACTTTGCTAAACGCTTGAATGGATTCATTTATTCTTTCTCCGTTCATACATAAATCGCGCCGCTGGTTCTGGGTAGCGATACAAAGTAGCGATGGCTGTAATTATTTCACTATCTGGGAACTTCAGAGCAATGCAGCGCTCTACGAACTGATCGAACTCCTTCGTAATCCAGTAGGTTCGTAGAATATCTACGCTTACGCCTCGATACATATTGCAAAATATCTCGAACGGACTTAGATCCATTTTATCCCCCTTTATCCGCTATCCCTGCTCGCGGTAATAATATCCAAATAGTCATTAAGTGTTTTCCAATTCGTGATTCCGTACTTAAGGATTCGCTTCTCTAAATACAGTACAGAGATTCCGGTAATCTCCGCGATCAGAATTAGCAGCTCATCCCACTTGACTTGATTCTCGTCCACTATCCGCCTCCTTTCGTAAAAGTTTCCAACTCTCTACGATTAGGTTCTTAGCGTCAGGTCGCACATATTTCGTGATTGCGGATTCTATATCCTTTATATCTTCTATGCTATCTATCTCCTTATGATAATCCAATGCACTCCTTCCGTAAAATTGTGAGTTATTTGTATCTACTCCCATATAGAAAACAAAGTATACGAATTTAATTTTTATCCTCCTTTTCCTTCCCAGGAACGTAACCCGCTCGACTGGCCGCTTGGAACATACTCGACAGTAGAGCATAGATAGGATCGCTGTTCCTAAATTCCCCCGTGACAATCCCAGCGGATATTCTAAGATATAATCTTTCCAGCTGTTCCCTCGACAGTGTTACGCAGATTTCAAAATTATCGCTCACTTTCTACCTCCTCACTAAACGCCCGAGCTGCGGCTAACAAGTCTGAGCGTCTTATGAAAATGTCGCCCACTCCGGCTATTGTACATTTTACGAAATCTGGATCGCAATCGCTTGAGATTTCAATTTCGTATGGCTGATGCCTATCGTACTGAGTGGTGATTGTTGCGGTTACTTTAACAGTAATCACTTTTCGTACCTCCAGTTCTTTATTGGAATCCAGCGATCTTCGTCAATCTTCACCCAACAGCCAGAGCTAAATGCGTATCTTGTTTCAACCTTAGCGTACTGCGCTATCTCATTACAAGCAACCGGCCCCGCTTGGATTATTGAAGTCACAGTCGCTAAAACTAAACCAAATACGATTATGACGAGAACTACTCCGGGGAAATTGTCGTTCCACCAGTACACTAATCCGTCACGACAATACATTAATTTCTCTTCAAGCCTTGCGAGTTTATCTACCATCTTGTCTATTAGTTCGTCTATCATCTCTCCTTCTTTCCCTCGTCAATCACAATAACGCCGCTGCACCCTTTGGCCGCAAAAAGCGCTTGTTGAGTTTTGATTGCCCGAAGATACTGATCCTCGGCGTCAAACGCTTGCTTTGCGTAAAATCCTATATCCGCTGGTATACTAGATGGATTGTCGCAACCTGCCGGATAACGCTGGCTCTCCATCTTAATGCGGGAACACTCAACCGCAATGTTCACGACTTGAATGAGTTCGTCTAAATCCAGAACCGCTAAGTCGCTTTGAATGTTGTGAGACTGTACGTTTAACATTGTCGTATCTCCTTTAGCGTAATTCATAAGTGTTATAACAGTAAGGATAGAGTATCGGAGCTTTTATCCCCCTACGCTCCACATAGGCCGCCTCCTTCGTGCCGTTGACGACACAGAAGAACTTCTCGCTATTATCTAGGTCAACTTACTTCGTATTGTAGCGATAATCTATTCGTCCTATTGAAACACGAATTCTATATCTATACGTTTTTCGGGCAACTCACCGCGCGGGAAATTGGCTATTGTTTACCCTGATGCCAGCATAACGAGAAGCTCTCCTTTATCGTCAACAAGTGGAGCATACGGGAATCGAACCCGCCTCACCGGAAGCCGCCAGGTACTCATGCCCCGTAAACAAAAATAGCGGAAGATAAGCGATTCTTTATTTTCTCGCCTACCTCCCGCTCTAATAAGTTCTGAAAAGGTTTCCTTTAGCTGAGTTACGGATATAAGGAACTCTCTCGTAAGGAATTAATTCCGTAACCATCGCAGATACCTATGTGTCCTTCGCGCTCGCCGCCTTGGTAGACTCCGCGTAGACGTTACCTTAAGGGGTAAGTTTCGCGTCTGAGCTACCGCGATTATCTAACGCACCGTAACATCTTACGGTTTGTGGGTCTGGTCGCAATGCCAGAATCTTTTGAAAATCGCATGGGGTCTTTAACTGTGCGTAATTTTGTCAGAATTACGTTCAATCAGCAATTGCAGCTTTATCGTCTCTGTGTCATCTTCTCTGCGACTCGCCTATAGGTTATTCTTCACGAGTTCATTGTCCATGGTTCTCGCGAACTTTTTACGGCTTCTACCTATCAGATTACATATAATGATTCCGTGATGTAGCTTAGTGTTGGTCGCTACAATCTGAGTGATGCCGCCATTTTATCTCGTTACCATTCGTCCGACGCTGTAACCTATTGCCAGCCGTCGATCACTTGCGCTATTGTTCGCTACATTCTCTTGCTGCCAGTCGCAGTACCCTTCGGTAGGAGAATTTCGCTGACGCCCCCTGACGAATGCAGAGCGTAGAACTTATGGCGGTGAAGCTCAGACCGTCCATTTCTCATTATATATTTTCTGACTTGTTTGCCTGCCTTGCACACTAGTCAGGTTAAATTGTTAAGGTACAGACAGAAGTATACCAGCCGAAGTCTAGCATTACAAACTGAGTTATAATGATTGCTCAGACAAGCGTATCGCTGGTAAGACAAACTATGAATAAAAAGAATCGACCCCGTAAAAAATATTTCCCTTCAGACCGCTGTATCGTCTGTGGACGAATAGCGATGAGAGGTAAGCATCATATTATATTTAGGTCTAAGGGAAAGAAAGCGTTGACAGAAGATAACGAAGTCGCATTATGTTTACTTCATCATACGCTTGTTCACGACAGAAATCTAAAGAAATGGGAATTAACTTTACTCTCTCTACAGAAGGGCGGATCGTAATTCATGTAAAGAGATTCAAAATAAAAACGACTCCAAAAAGTGAGTCGTTTTTTGATTCTTACGAAACTGTATATTAATAATAATAAATTCTAGGTTGCTCGAAGAACCTGATGTACATCATAACCATGCGGCTGTAAACTGTCAAGGGCAATCGGGTCGCAGTATTCTTACATGATGTGATGTACAGGAATCGATTCCTGAGATCGCCGCCCCTGGAGTTGTTTTAGCCCAGAGAAAACATTTCAATAACAGCGGCCCCCGTATAAAATTCCCGCCCCTGATTATCTGTAAGGAGGGAAGAAGAAAGAATAAGCGTATAGGCAGTAAATGTTATCAGGATACTACTTAGATAATGTATCTACATATTTTCTTTTACTCTCTTCGCGATTCGCTAACCACTTCAGCGAAAAAATTACTCCCTATGCGAATTCGCTAAAATAAAAAATCCGCTGTTAGGCAGTAAGCGTAAAAAAAGACTTCCATTTCTGAAAGTCTTTTTTGTGTTAGGTCTTACTCATTGTAGAAGCGATGTATCCACCAGTACTGCAATTCATCTTCGGTGAGCGTCTCACCCCTTGCTTCTTTCTCTTGAAGGTGTTTGAGCATTGTTTGTATCTCTGCCAATTGCTTGGCCGCTTCGGCCGGATCATTTTCTGGTAATGTCATCAGGTGAATTCCTTATTCGCAATCACAACCATTGTAGTCACAAGTCGGATTTTGACATTGGCCGCACTGCTTGCATTTATCTTCGCCGCACCATGGGCATGATTTATTCATCGGGTAGTTTCCTTATAGAGTATGGGATTGAAATTATTTCTTGAACCGCTTCGATACATCTTTCAAGGTGTTAGTAACCGGCCGCCCACTTTTGGGAGCTTTCCCTTTAGGGGTTACTTTAGCAATGGGGGCAATCTTCGCCTTACCATTCTTCTTAGCTGCCTTAGCTTCGGCCGTCGCCTTCTCAGCCTTGAACTCTTCATAATCGGCTTTTCGCTCAGGGGCAGAGATAGGCAGTAACCCGGTCACCTTTACCTTAATCCCCAAGCTTTCAAGGTGGGGCCTGCCAACATTAGGATGATAGTCGCCATGAGTTAATCCCCCCACTACATTGATTAAGTTCATTGCATGACACTCAACAAACTTTTTACCGCCCATAGGCACAACTGCAGTATACTTTCCTGCTTTGCCTAACAGCGCCGCCATTTGCGGATTCTTGCCCATTGTTCTGATAACATTCTGGCACCCTTGTAAGGTAATGCCGTGCAGCTTCTGGGCAAAGGTCAATGGAGTTGATTGTACTTTGGTAGCCATGTGTATTGTCCTATTCTATATGTCACATTTGTTTGAAAGTGTACTTTGAGCCGCCCACCTTCTGTAGCGTATGTATTAGCCTTATTCGATTAGGGTAAGGTAAGTAACAGATAACCCTGTTATGGTTTTGCTGCTAAAGCGCCATCGCGCCTAGAGTCAGATGAGCAATACCATACCCTAAAGTACTCTGAGCTAAATTGTTAATGAACCATGGGCATTGTCTCGCGAATAGGGTAGTCCGCGAAGCATGACCGTTGTACTATTGACTTCGCTCTATCGCACCTACTCAAAATTCGTATTCGCTAGGCCACCAACAAGACGAAATATGAGAATTGAAATTCCTTATACGGATACCCTCTTTTACGCCAGGGCTATTTCCAAAATCTAAACGATACCCTTGCTACTCTCAAAAATCTAAATGGTTCTGTAAAATAAGCCTAATTCTCCCTGTCTTACAGCAATTGCGTAGTTTAGCGAAATGTGTCATAATACTGGCAGGAACGGGGACGGCGGCCAATACCGGCATCCGTGATCAGGTTGTCTGAGCCTCCTAATCCCCGTTCCATATCTTACTAACAAGGAAAATACCGATGGGACTTGTATACAAAGTTGCAAAACAAGATTTAGATAAAGTAGAAACGGCTTTTACTTATCACCCCCCGATTGACGATCAGCCGGAACGTTACGTATTTCTCCGTACTGCCGCCAAAAACTTAGCCACAGAGATTATGGAAAATTGTCCGGCCAGTCGGGAACGAGCGGTAGCTATTACTAAGCTGGAAGAAGCAATCATGTGGGCCAACGCGTCCATCGCTCGCAACGAACCCAACAGTCAGCCCAAAAAAGAAGTGGTAGAAGTAACGGATCTTCCGGTATCGGAGTGAGAATGGTTAGTAGTTACCACTTACGTTTACAGTTTGTCTGTTCCAAGGTTCAGACAATGCCGCCGATAACTTTAAAGTTATGTCCCGAATGCGGTAAACGTTTCCTGCCGCCGCATAAAAATCAAGTCTTCTGTTTCTCGTGTGAGTGCCTACCTCTAAAACATAACGGAACTCCAGGCTGGCACGACTCTCGATTTCTACTTCGCATGTACGGATTTGAAGGATGGGGTAACTAATGCCAAAAAGTAAGAAGGGTAAAACCTTAAAACTTGTTAAGGATAAAAAGAACTATCGTCTCCACCCGGATCGTAACAAAGAAATGATTCGGATGAGTTTGAACGAAGTTGGCGGTGGGCGTTCAATTCTGGCTGATGCCGATGGAATTGTTCGGGCGGGGAACGGCGTCTTTGAACAGGCCACTGAGCTGGGCATGGAATTTGTTCCCGTCGAAATTAAAAAGAATCAAATCCTAGTTGCTGTCCGGCCCGACCTGAAAGGCAAAGCCGCCGAGCGAATGGGTCTACTCGACAATGCTACTCAAGAATCGTCAGCTTGGGACTATCAACGCTTAGGCGACCTAGCTAAACGCGAAAAGGAAATGTTGGCTGGAATTAAGACTGACGCTGAGATTAACGCAATCATTCGTCGAGCTGAGGCTGATGCCTTAGCTTCGGTGAATGGCATGAGTAACGAAGCTGTCGAAGAGCATGATGAGAACATTAAGAAGTATGCGAAGAAGTGGCCGGTCAAGGATGGCGACATTTGGAAAGCCGGGGAACATCTTATTATCTGTACTGACTGTTCGTATGACTGGTGGCTCGATGTAGTAGGGTTGGCTTCTGTGCAAGCGGTCTTCACCTCGCCGCCCTACGCCGATCAGCGAGAAGAAACCTATGGCGGAGTTGAGGCCAGTAAGTATGTGGAATGGTTCCATACAATCCAGGGTCGGATCGGCTCAGCTTTGAAGAAGGATGGCAGCTTTCTGTTAAACATCAAACCGCACTGTGAGGACGGCGAACGAAGTTTATATGTGATGGATTTAGTTCTTCATCTGTGCCGGACTTGTGGTTGGAAATTTATTGACGAGCTGTCTTGGGTCAAGACTCCATTTCCGGGGGATTTTAAGACAAGGTTTAAAAATGCGTTTGAACCCGTTTATCATTTTAGTCCCTCGACCAGTCCTAAAGTGTATCGTGAAAATGTGGCTACATATTCTGAAACTGCTTTCACCGCTGATGGAAGAAAGATGAGCACTGGTAGCGGCAAAGGATATATTCGTGGCAGCGTCACTGGGCCGGGTTTGGTTTATCCGTCTAACGTAGTCGAGGCGACCGCTGGAAAGATTGGCGGTCATGCAGCTGCCTTTCCAATTTCACTGGCTGACTTCTTTGTGCAAGCCTATTCAGCGGAGGGCGATAAAGTTCTTGATCCGTTTGCCGGTTCTGGAACAGTCCTTATCTCTTGCGAGAGAAATAACCGTAAGGGTATCGCAATAGAAAAGAAGCCCGAGTATGTTTCATTCATCTTAGAACGTCTGTCATGGGAAGAGCTACAACCCGTGAAGGTTCAGGAAGGTTCCAATGACCGGAAGAAAAAAGCAGTACGAAGTCGCTGAGATTGAGCCGGTCAAGCCTCGGCGTAAATTTAAAAAGACTATCCGTCGAGTGAAGGCCGATAAGGTTAAGCCCTTAGCCAATCCGGCCCTTATCGCGATAGCTGACCAGGGCAGCACGGAGATTGGCAAGTATGCAGCTAATAAAGTCTCTTATCGAAAATTTAATGCTACCATCGCCGCAATGATTCGAGAGATTGGTAATGAACCCGTTGAAGGCTCACCGGGCTGGACGCGCATTGAAGCCGTAATTCGATCTACTTTCATCGATGCTATGTCTGGGAATAATGGTGCTCGGGAGCTTCTGTTAGAGCGGGGTTGGGGCAAAGTTCCGACGCCCGTAGAAGTAGATATTCGTAATTCATTTCTCACCGTGTCTCGGGATATGGGATTGACTCGGGACGATATTGAATCTGATCCGGTGTTAGCAACATTAGCTCAACAGAATGGCGTTGTCATCGAAAACTTACCCGTAGTAAAAATGGGGGTTGAAAATGAAAAGTCAAAAACCTAGAAAGCACGATGCCGAAATGGGAGTTACTTTGATAGTGATTGCAATCATGTTAATTTGCGTAATGGCGGCTGTACTTCTATACGCAATCTCGGGAGGTCAATAATGCCTAGCTTACTTGGCCCTCATATCTTAGTTCCCACACCCGCTGCAAAGTTATGGATCGATGCCGGGTGTTTAATTGTTAAATGCGTTAATGACTTTGGGGCAGCTCACGAAGTTGGCCCGAATGTTACAGTTATCGGACGGGAGATGAGTAACTATCCCGATGATCCAGGACGAGAAATCACTGGCGAGAATATGCGGCATCTTGATCCCATTCAGGCTGCCCGCTTTTTCGTTGGAGTTCAGAAGCCCAAGTACGATCTGAATCCGCTTATTAAACTTTGGGAAGGGGTTAACGAGCCGCAGTGGGATTGGAATAACCGCCCTCAAGCAATTCTGGATATGCAGTGGTACGCAGCCTTTGAAGCTGAACGTTGCCGTCTGTTACACGAGATGGGATTGCGAGCAGTGATTGGGAATTGGAGCGTTGGTATCCCCGATATTGGTGAACTGAAAACTGATTTGTGGGAAGCTTTCTTACCTGCACTCCGAGCTGCTAAGCAATATAACGGTGTGCTGGGTGTTCACGAGTACAGCGATCAGCCTTTCTCCGTTGGCGTGGATGAACGCGGCGAGGATTGGGACGTATTCAGAATTATTAAAGTGCATCGTTTAGTGTTAGAGCCGAATGGGCTTGGCGATCTTCCGGTAGTTCTGACCGAGTTCGGGATTAACTTCCGCGAACGACCTGAGATTAACTATTCGTGGGAACTTCAGTGGGCCGATAAGATGTTTCGTAAGTACCCATGGATTAAAGGTCTGTGCGTGTTTACTTTTGGTACCGGACGAGAAGACTGGCGACCTTTTGACGTGAATGGCACCTCAGTTGCTGGAGAGGTGGCGGAATACATTCGTCGAGAGGCAGCCGTTATTGATAATCCAGCTCCATCCAAATCTATTTTCGTTGAAGGCATTGACGTATCTCACTGGCAGAGCACTATTGACTGGCTTAGAGTTTCCACGTCAAGTATTAAGTTTGCCTATATTCGAGTCAGCGATGGCCTATCTCTGGACTCTCAGTTTGATCGTAATTGGATTAACGCCAAGTCGAATAATATTGCTCGGGGCGCTTATCAATATTTCCGGGCGTCCAAGAGCGGTAAGGCTCAAGCAGAGCTACTGTTAAGTAAAACTGGAAGTAAGATGCAGGCGGGCGATCTGATTCCAGTCTTAGATGTAGAGACATTGGACGGTGTGCCTTCGTCTAAAATGTTATTTGAAGTATCCCAATGGATTGAAACGATTCGGGCCGCTACTGGATTATCCAAAGTTATTTTATATGGCCGTAAAAATCAATTTGACTTATGGAATATGAAAGTATTTCGCTTGGTGGCCGATCTCTGGGTCGCAGCTTGGGATAATTTTAATTTCGCTCCGCCAACGGGTTGGACGGATTGGAAATTTCACCAATATGCTGTCTCGGCTAAGGAATCAGTTCCTGGAATTTCAACTACAATTGATCGGGATCGTTTCCACGGAACTCTGTCTCAGTTTACTGATTACGTTAATTCCATCGTTCCCATTCCAGTTCAACCGCCTGTCTCAACTCGATTCGTAACTGGAGATCGAGTTAGGACTATGCAAGCTCTCAATGTTCGCCAAGAACCCGGTGGGCCGCTAGTTGGATTTCAACCCTCGGGAAGTTTAGGGACTATTATCGGCGGGCCAGAAGTTAAAGATTTGGGTGGTGTAAAAGTAATCTGGTGGAAAGTCGATTACGATAATTTACCCGATGGATGGTCGTCAGGCGGTGTGGCTAGAAATGAAAGATACCTGGAGAAGTTTACCGCTACAGATCCGCCGGTAAATTTAATTCCTAATGGTGACTATACCGAGGGGTTCCATACTCCTTTCATGGATAATAGAGAAAAACCGCCTCGGGTCAGAGATAATGTTCGAGTTCCGTTACATCGTTGGTTTAAATTTAAGGACGATGTTATCGAACCTCGCCTTGATCGACAAGATCCGTTTTCACCGTGGTTGGCTCCCGAAGGCGTACTTCGCAGCGCTGACGTTATCTCCTATCCATTCACTGAACTTCTTCCACCTAATGAATTTACGCTTTACTTAAACTCTAAATCTCCAGTAGTAATGCACTACTTTAAACTGTACGGGATTATGTGGTGGGAGCAAGGCGCGACAGTCTTACTACCGCCCGGAACTTATGAGTACGGTATTGAAGCTTACGAAGATATTTACATTGGTAACCACGAGTTCATTACTAATGAGGCAATTGCCGCTGAATGGCGTCTTAACATTTCTGGTCAGCCTGAATTAGATTGGAGTGACGGTAACACTCTTCCATTAGGCGAGGGCAATCGAAAGCTCTTCGGCCACTGGAGAAACCTTGTTCGAAGATTTACCCATCTCGGAGGAAACTGTGATCTATCCTTTGAGAGACGATCTCGCTGGGGAGTTCGAAACACCGGAACTCTTCTACGAAAAGAAAGACTCTTTGCAGTATGACCGAAGAAATTCGTAATCCAATCACTCGTGAGTTTCTATCGTCTCTGACCGACGCTGGGAAGATCGAGCTATTCAAACAACGCGCCCAACAAGTCGCTGCCCAGAAGGGTCTGGTGATGTATGATCCCGATCCAGTGAGATGGATTACGAATAATTTCTTTGTTCCTGAACTTAAGAATGGGCCGTTGCAGTTAGATCCCTATCAGATCGGAGCCATGAAAGAAGCCACCGCTCGGGATGGATCTGGGCGATTTAAATATTCGACGATTGTGTGGTCAGATATAAAGAAATCAATCAAAAGCACTATTGCGGCTGCAATGTGTCTCTGGCGAGCCTGGGGCCTTCAATGGGGTTCTATTATCACGGTCGCTAATGACTTGAAGCAAGCCGATAGCCGAGTCGGTTACTATCTGCGTCGATCTATCGAGCTAAATCAGAAAATAAAGCCACTTGTTAGATTTCGTAACTATCGAGTAGAGCTTCCTAATCGAACCATCATTGAAAGTGTAGCCATTGACCCGACCGGCGAAGCTGGATCGAATGCCGATTTTATTGTATTCAGCGAGTTGTGGGGTGCCCACCAGGAAGCCCAGCAGCGAATGTGGGTGGAGATGACCCTGCCGCCTAATAAGTACGGATACTCACAGCGATGGGTAGAAACCTATGCCGGTTATTCTGGCGAGTCTCCACTACTTGAGCAACTGTACGACCAAGGTGTTAAACAAGGTCGTCGAATCAATGTTTCTTATACCGGAGACGACGGCGTATTTCACGATCTAAGTCATATTGAAACTTACGTCAACGATCCGGCTCGTCTATTCGTTCTGTGGAATACCGAACCTAGACTTCCCTGGCAAACAGCCGATTACTATGCTCAAGAGGCTGCCGTCATTCCCCCGCATGAGTTTTTACGTATCCACCGTAATCAGTGGGTTACCTCAAGCCAGAAGTTCGTGCCTGATGAATGGTGGGAAGCTTGCGAAGGATCTTTCTCTGATCCGTTACCCGATGAGCCGGTGGTATTTGCCCTAGATGCCGGAGTTTCGTCAGACTGTTTTGGTTTGGTAGGAGTCTACCGCAGAGGAAATAAAGTTTACGTATTCTACTCGCGGGCCTGGTATCCGCCCCAAGGTGGAAAGATAGATTTTAAAGGCCCGGAGATGGAAATACGAGCTTTAGCAGATAAATACAATGTTGTTGAATGGGCTTACGATCAATTTCAATTGCACGATATGGCAACTCGGCTGCGTGACGACGGCTTAGGTTGGTTCAACGTATTCTCGCAAGCCTCGGATCGTCTGGTGGCCGATAAGCTTCTGTACGATAAGATTCGAGAACGATCAATTGTGCATCGCGATGATCCGGTGCTGAATGCCCATATTTCAAATTCTAACGCTCAAACTGACAACGAGAAAATGCGTATTGTAAAGCGAGCTGAATTACTAAAGATAGATTTAGCGGTATCAACTTCAATGGCGACCGCCGAAGCTATGCGATTAAACATTGGGGTATACGAGGAATAACTATGATTGCTCCTTCTGATGTTCTTAAGCACTCAGTAACAGCGAATGATTACGACAATGCTGGAAATGTTTTGGCCTTGTCTATTATTCCAATGTTTTCGGGTAATCAGCTATCATTGCCACCGAAGCTGCCTGCCTATTGGAGTATCAATCGAGATCATCTTCTCCGCCAAACTATTTACCATGAAACATCTTGGGCCAACGCTATTTATATTGCCGTCACTAAGATGGCTTCTCTCTCATGGCGGATTCGCGGCCCCAAGAATTCAGCAATGCACTTAAGGGATCTCATGATTGAGATTGAGGGATTCAAAGGTTGGGTATCGTTTCTGTCAAAACATCTTCAGGACTATCTTTTGACCGATAATGGATCATTTGTCGAAATTGTTAGGTCGGATAGAAGCGCTAGTGGATCTAGAATCGTTGGCCTGGTGCATCTGGACTCACTTCGCTGCACGCGCACGCGCGATCCAGATCGCCCTGTTATTTATCGGGATCGAATGGGCAAGTATCATACCCTCAAGGACTATCAGGTAATGATGTTTTCGGATATGCCTAATCCTGGAGAGCTGTGGAACGGGGTTGGAATGTGTGCAGGATCTCGTGCGTATCCAGACATTTATAATAAATTTGTCTTGGAGACTTATCTATCCGAGAAAATTTCGGGGCAGAAACCTTTAGCGATTCATTTCGTGAATAATGCTTCTGTAGGTCAAATTGATAAAGCTGTTCAAGTAGCTGAGACTCAACGGAAATCTCAAGGCTATTCAACTTATATGGGCGCGGTCATTATTCCTAACTTAGATCCGACCGTGGCCCCGCAAGTTGCAACTATTAACTTGGCCGGATTGCCGGATGGATTTAAAGCCCAAGAGGAACGAGGCAAAGCTAACCTTTCCTATGCCAACGCCATCGGCCTTGATCCCCAAGACCTAGATCCGCAGCTTCTGGCTTCTAAGTCTCTCGGTACTGGTGCTCAATCACGTATCATTGATGACAAGGCATCGGGTAAAGGATTGATTGCCTGGCGTCAAGACTTTACTTACGCTATCAATGAATTTGTTTCGCCAAATACGACCAGCTTCTTTTTCATGGAGAAAGATTACCGAGATCGGTTACAGGAAGCTACGGTTGAAAAGATGCGAACCGAAATTCAAAATTTACGTATTCAATCTGGGATGATCTTACCCGAAGAAGGTCGTCAGTTGTTGGTAGATGCTGAAGACCTGCCGCCTGAATTCATCGATATGGATATTACACCTATTCAGGATATTGGCGGAGACTCAAATCCTAAAGAGATCATTCGCCGCGAAGATAATCCACAATTACCCGATCCGTCGTCCGAAGCCGGAATGCGTACTCGCGATGTTTACTCTCCAGCTGATATGGCGAATAAAGAAAAAGGATTAACTAGAGAGTACGAATATCTTCTTACTAAAACTATTGAACACAGCGTCCAAGACAATATCACTCTATCGGATGCCAAAGAAATTGGGGATCGGTTAATCTCAAAATATACGCCGTTGGCGTACCGAGTTGGAAAGTTTAAATCTGGAATTTCAAATCCAACCCTTAATGACGATGAAACTAAGATGGTAAATGGATGGGTGGCCGACCAAACAAAGATTTTCGATACGCTAATGTTCGACGTTCAATTGAATAAGTCGGATGATATTACTACTAAAGAGCAAAAAGAAGAATTCGTAAAGGATTGTTCCTTTAGGGTAAGAGATATTGTGGACATTATCGATGCTGCCGGTCACTATGGATTTGCGGCTGGGAGTCGGGCTTGATTAAAGTTAAGTTTACCCAGGCCAGTCTGGATGCCGACATTCGTAAGATGATTAAGAAGATGCCGGAGATAGCAGATCGCGCCCTGAGAGGGACGGCAAATGAAATTGTAAAGAATCTGGAAAAGACTACTGAGACTTGGGAAGATAAACCAAAATTTGTCGTTAAGAAGATAAAGCAAGGCATAGAAGTCTATACGACCAATGAAATATGGAATTGGTTGGATGAGGGAACTCCGGCCCACGATATAGTTCCCAAGAGCCGTAGAGGAAGAAAAAGACGAGCCATGGCGTTATCATTTTTATGGGCTGGGCCTGGTAGTTATCGAGGTAAGACAAGCCCAGGTACGTTCCAATCTGGATATGCTTATACGGATGGCAGAGCATCTTTTGTACTCGCTGAAAGAGTTCACCATCCGGGCATTGAGCCTAGAAAATGGTCAGAAATTCTAAGAAAGGAGTATGAGAACGATCCCGTAGAACGCATGGAAGCCGAGATTGAGTATGGCCTCGCTGCGGTGGGGTTGTAATTTTCGCGGATTTGTTCTACAATACATACATGCCATACGGAGATATAAAAAGTGGGCCTTTATTTGGAAAAATGGAGCGATGCGTATCAAAATTGGTACGTGGCGGAAAAGTTAAGTCGTCGGCTATCGCAATCTGCCATAGCTCCATCAAAGGTAAAGAAATTATGGAAACTTCATTCAAATCAGGAACTTCAGCAGGTGTGCGTAAAGCTTGGCTGGCTCGCAAGCGTGGGGCTGGAAGGTTCATTGCCAAAGTTGGGAATGCAGCTCGGGCATTTGCGGGTCGAGTGAAAGCCAATCCAGGTGGTTATGCTAAACGGGCCGCCAAAGTTGTAGCTGGGGCTTACATAAAAAAATTCGGTAAGCGTCTCATTGGCAGTTCTTATCGAAGTCTGCTCAAAGGAAATATTCGTAAAGGCGCAACCCAGAATATTATCGGTAATCGAGTCAGGAAATATGGAACTGATTTGATGACTTCTGGCTTTACGGGTAAGGAAGAAATGATGTGCGATAAGTGCGGCAAGAATAAACCCGTCAAAGGCGGAAAATATTGTGCTGATTGTATGAGCAAGATGAGCAAGAAAGAGTTAACCGTAGAGCGAGAATCTCGAATGATCCGTCAGGGACTAGAGGCCGCTCTGCGTGAGATGTATCCGTCTAACAATGGAAGCTCGTGCTGGCTTTCAGATGTAAACGATGAATACGTTATCATTTACATGGATGGCGCTTACTACGCCGCCAATTGGGATTTTGAGGATGACGAGTATACAATCGATGATAAGTCTAAATGGATTGAAGTTATGTCTCGTCAAATCTGGGAGCCAGTGTTTAAAGGTATTTCCTTAAAAGCTGGGACTTCAGCTGGAGCTAAAAAAGGATGGGCACATCGGGCCGGACATATTGGAGCTAAGATTGGCGGAACGATTGGATCGTTAGCTGTTATCCCTCACGGAGTTCCTGGATTTTTGATTGGCTCCGCAGTTGGGGCTGGCCTTGGCGGAAAACTGGGAACTTTAGTAGGGCGAGCTGCCCGAAGCCGTGCCGGTCAACGAGTGGGTAGTAATCTCCGTTCTGGAGCCAGGACATTCAAGAAAAATCTCAAGTATGGCACTAGTCGAGCAAAGAAGAACTTGAAGTTTGGAGCTAATCGGGCTAAGCGAAATCTTAAATACGGCGTTAGTTTTTATAAAGAAAATCAGTCTCAAGTTTTTTCTTATAAGGACGCCGAAAACAATGATTGTTTCGTTCTGGTGGCCGGTGGGAGCTATCAAGACAGTGACGGCCAGTGGATTAAGCGAGATGCCTACGATAAGTGGATTGCATCTCTGAAGTCCAACGAAGATGGATTTTTAGTTCGTCCGAACGGGGAGGAAGTTGTTTATCGCTGGTGGCACGTAGGCAAGCCCGATCCGAAGACTGGATCTCGCGGGCCAGGCGTGGACTTAGGCAAATTTAATTTCATTCAACGGGTCGATAATTTCGTGGTGGCGGCTGGCAAGTACGACAGCAAGGAATTAGCTGAGGCATTTGCACCCGTCGCAGATGAACATGGTTCCAGTATTGGATTCTTCCATCCAGCGTCGCAACCGTTGGATGGTGAATATGACGACATTGACGGATTTGAGATTTCTGCGCTGCCGAAAGCGAAGGCATCTTTTCCGTACACTGCCGCACTTAATTGAAAGGATTTATTATCATGGCTACTTTAGATGAAAAACTTTCTCCGTTGGCCCGCATTTTGGGTGAGAAGGGGCAGAATACGTTAAATAAGCTGACTTCGTTCCTGGGCCAGTCAGCCGAAGATGCCAACAGCAAAGAAATTTCTGCCAAAGAAAAGAAAGTGACTGAAAAGGATGAGGAAGAAGTCGATACCGAAGTCGAAGGCACTGAAATTGACGAGCAGGAATTGGCTGAGATGGTTGAGTTCGTCGGTGCCGTCGTCAAGGAAATGGTTGGCCCGGTCTTTGAAGAAATGAATGATAAATTGGATCAGGCTATCGCCGCCAGTACCAAAGAAACCAAAGACGGTCAGGATCTTCAGAAGACTGTCAAGGAACAAGCAGCGACCATTAAAGAACTACAATCAAAGCTCAACAAGTTGAATGGTGACTTGCCTCGGCATACGCTCAAGACTCAGCGAGCATCTCAGGCCGAAGATACGGTTGTAGATGAAAAAGATGTTGAGGGTGCTCAACCCAATCTTGATCCGTTGAGTGCAATTATCAGTAAACAAATTCTTGGCATTCAATAATCGAACTTATTCGGAGGAATTATCATGGAACTAGATTATGATGTTATCGTGGATAAACTCGTCCAGCGACAACTTGCGTTGAAAGAACGCGGCGTTGGGTATAAGGGTTTTCCGTCGTCCACGCCCAACTTTTCTTATGGGCATGGCCCCGGTGGCCTTTTCTCACAAGCCGGTCTTTCAAATGCACTTTTCTCTGCGATGATTTTACCCCAGACCGGCGTGTTAGCGGAACTACCGGCACGTCCTTCAATGGACGCAAATCCGCTGTATGGATTGTTAACAGGGGTGACGCCTTCAACTGGATCTGAGCCGGTTGGGGTGTGCGATGATCCGCCTTATGCGGGTCTGTCAAAGCTTTGTACCCACACTTTTGTGTTTGGTCGTTTCTCTCGCCGTTCACGGGTGATTGACATTGATCGCTCGGGCGTGATGACCAATCGGGGTGAGTTCACCGACCTTCGCCTGTTGGGTGGTTTGGATCATCCTGGTGCCCCCGCCCCTACCAAACAGAATCCTTTAGTTGCGGAAGCCGCTAAAGCTTTGTTTGAATTGGGTGTGTCTATTGTTCGGGATCAGGCCTTCGATGTTTATGAAGGCAATCCTGCCAATAACAGCGCTCAGGGTGGACGTAAGTTTCCGTTTGGTTTTGATATTCTGATTAATACAGGGTATCAAGACGCAATCACCAAGCAACTCTGTCCCGCTGCAGATTCAATCGTTGTGGATTTTGGCAATAAGGCGATTGATACTAACGGTACGACTCTAGTTCGCACGATTACTAACATCATGCGACGGTTGCGGCACATTGCTACCCAGACTCGGTTGAATCCCGTTTTCTGGAAAATCTCAATGCCTGCTGCGATGTTTTACGAGGTCACGGCTATCTGGCCTTGTGCATACGAAACGTATCGGTGTGTGGCCGAAGGTGATACCAGTCGTGAGCGGTTCATCAATGATCGTCGCTATCTGAATGAATTGACGAATTCTATGCGGGGTGATATGTATAACCGCACTGGTCAATTCCTGTGGATTGACGGTGCTCAAGTTCCAGTTGTCCTGGATGATGAAGTTCGTGAAACCGTATTGCCCGGTGAATCATTCTCCGCCAATATGTACTTCATCCCTTACACCGTTCTCGGTGGGACGCCTGTGACTTTGATCGAGCACATCAACTACGACGCCCCCGGTGGGGCAATGGCTGCTGCAGCTGAACTGGCTCCCATCGTTGGGACGGGTGGATTCTTCTTCACCAGTGATGGCGGGCGGTTTATGTGGCACAAGAAACCCCCGAATAACTTCTGCGTAGAAGTTCTGGTCAAGACTGAATGGCGTTTGTTGCTTTTGACGCCCCATCTTGCGGCTCGACTTGATAACGTGAAATACACGCCGCTCAAGCACGAACGCTCGTGGGATACGAACTCGTCATTCTACGTTAATGGTGGTCGGACTGACTACGTGGGCTTTGGGCCTTCGTTTAACCCGCCCAATGACTCCGGCGTTAGCGACTAAGATTCAATTAGTGGGATGGGGAGTAGATAGTTTTGCTCCCCATCCTTTTTCTTGGAGGATAGATGGATCACATGACAGCCAGGGGGTGGCTTACGGATAAAGAAAGAAACTGGCTTTTTATCTTAGCTCAATCCGTAAAACCAAAACAACTTATCTTTAATGTTGGCGTGGAGTACGGAGCTTCGATTGTATGTTTCTGCGAAGGCAACAAATCGGCTAGAGTAATCGGTGTAGACATTGATCCGTTAAAATTCACCGACCATAAATATACAAACTTCAACTTTATTCAACGAGATAGTACTGCTTTAGCAGCTGAATGGAAGAAAAGAATTTCTCTGCTATTTATTGACGGTGGGCACACTCGTTCCATTATTAAAAAAGATTTAGCCTATACTAATTTCGTAAAAGTTGGCGGCCACGCTGCCTTTCACGATTGCTATTCCTGGGATGCTCCCCTAACGCCCCATAAAATTTGCCCCGAAGTCAACGAAGAAATCTCAAGATGGTATAGTCTGAATAGGGATAAATGGATTGAACTTCCAGTCATCGATTCCATTCGGACATTTAGACGACTATGAGCTTACCCACTTTAAATATCATCATTCCAACTTTTGACAGATCGCGTCTCGTTAGTCAGACTATTACTCTGTTGAAAGAGAATATTGAATACAGTGGCAAGATTCAATTTATGGTTGGCGTGGCCGGACAAGACGATACTGAGAGTTTGCTGAGTGAAGTTCATCCAGACGCTATTCTTCTAAAGCCGCCAGTTTCTAATCTTGGAAATAATTTAAACCATCTTCTATATTCAGCATTTAAATACAGTCCAATCGTAATGCAAATGGACGACGATCACTGGTTGATGGAAAAGTTAAAGGTTGACGATCACGTAGAAAAAGTTATCAAAGATGAACGGGTGAAGTGGATTCGTTTAATGGGTGTTGAGGGCCACGGATATACCGCTGACCTAATTGAAAAATATTGGGTTGTGAAGTGGGATAGCAGTGGGCCGATGTGTCTGTATATTACATCTAACAGGCCCCATATCAAGCATGTTCGCTTCCACGAGAATTTTGGCCTTTATCCAGAAAACTTAAAGTTGGGACTTACTGAAGAGGGATTTTGTCATCAATGTCGTGATATTTCTGTATCACTTCAAGATCCGCCTATGGTGGCTGTTCCGCTTACTTATGACGATACCATCTGGCATCACGTTGGTGATAGCTGGCAAATGAAAGGACTGTAATGAAAGTACACATCTGGCCGACTCCGCAGGAAATCGGCAGCGATAATGGAATCGGTCGTATTATTCTGGCTCAATACAATCATCTCCCTAAAATGGGAATTGAACTAACCGGCCCAGCATCGGCTGATGTAATCGCAGCTCATACACAACAGGCTCAGCTTCCCCGAGTGGATGTGCTTCACTGTCATGGAATTTACTGGACGGGAGATCCAAATTCTGGTAAGTATTCAGCTTGGCACAATACAGCTAATCAACGAATTATGAGCGCTGCTCGTCGAGCTAAGTCGATTACGGTGCCGTCGCGTTGGGTTCAACGACCTTTTCAATATGATATGCGAATCGTTCCCGAAATTATTGGGCACGGGATTGATGTATCTGAATGGTCGCCCGGAGAAACTAAAAACTACGCTCTGTGGAATAAGAATCGTAGAGAAGATGTATGCAATCCAGTTCACGCTTGGGAATTAGCTCAACGAGGTGTAAGAGTTATCTCAACTTTTGCTCCAGAAGATCGTCCGGCTCTGGATAATTTCATCGTTACTGGGAAGATGCCGCATGATGAAATGAAAGAGTTGATTCGTAATGCAGAAATTTACCTGGCCTTAACTCAAGAAACTTTTGGCGTAGGTACTCTTGAAGCAATGGCTTCCGAAGTACCCGTTCTTGGATTTGCTTGGGGTGGTACGTTAGATATTGTTACTCATAAGGTTGACGGTTATTTAGTGGAGCCTTACGATTACGACGAACTACTCGAAGGATATGAATGGCTAATTGAACATTGGGAAGAAACCAGTAAAGCCGCCCGAGCGAAGGCTGAGCGATACGATTGGCCGATTGTTATGCAGAAGTATGCTAATCTGTATAATAAAGTCAGCACAATCCCAGACGAGAGTGGAGTTAGTATCGTTATTACTAACTATAACTACGAAAAATATATCGAGGATGCCATTCAAAGCGCCCTCGATCAATCTGTTGTAGACGAAGTGATTATTGTGGATGATGGTTCAACAGATAACAGTAAAAAAGTCATCAATAAGCACAAGAGTAATCCTAAAGTAAAAATTATTTATCAAGAAAATTCCGGTGTTGCCGGTGCCCGTAATAACGGAATTGTTGCCGCTAAAGGCGACTTTATTATCTGTTTGGATGCCGACGATCAAATTCATGAGAAGTACGCTGAGATTCTTTTGAGTGAAATGAAAGATAATCCAGACCTTGGAGTAGCTTATACTGGATTGCTTTTACTTAAAGACGAAGAAACTGGACGAACAACCTGGCCGCCGGAATTTAACTGGTCAGTGATGACTAAGCTATCCAATCCACCGGCAAATTGTATTCCATGTGCGGCAATGTTTCGTAAGAAAATGTGGAAACGGGCCGGTGGATACCGTCAGCAATTTCATCCAGCCGAAGATGTAGAGTTCTGGGTTCGTGGACTGAGTTTAGGATTTACTGCTAAACGAGTTGTGAATGATCCGTTGTTCGTGTATCGTCTACATCCTAACGGAGCTAGTCGAACGAAGCCATATCATCGTATCGATACTTGGCTACCGTTCATTCGAGATGGAGTTTATCCTATCGCTGCTCCATGTGAGTCAATGCCCGTCGTCTTATCGCACGACTTTCCAGAAGTCAGCGTGATTATTCCGGTCGCCGCTAGACATACAAAGTTTGTTGAGACGGCTATTGAAAGCGTAGTCGGTCAATCATTTAGAAATTGGGAACTGATTGTTGTTAATGACGCTAAAGACAGTAAATGGACTGGAGAGCTTTTGGATAAATATCCATTTATTGAAATTATTAACTCCAATGAATCTGGATCAGGTGCGGCTCGTAACTTGGGAATTAATAAAGCTAAATCTGACTATGTGTTATTCCTGGATGCTGACGACTATATTCATCCAGAAACTATCGAGTCAATGCTAATCGCCGCCAAAGCCAATCCAGAGAATTATATCTACTCTGACTGGAGTACGATTGAGGGCAACAAAATAACTGAAACTCCAAATTATGATTTAGATATATTAGCTAATGAAATCCCCCATCCAGTGACTTGCTTAGTGCCGACTAAAATAGCTAGGAAAGTATTGTTCGACGAAGATTTAGAGCTTATGGAAGATTGGGATTTTTATATTCGATGTGCCTTGAACAATTGTTTTGGCCTTCGGTATCCAAAGTCCCTATTATTCGTCAGATTATCAGCCAGAACTCGGTCAAATAAGCCGAGAAAGCTGACTATTGCAAAAATTCACGAAAAATACGAAAATAGTATCGGGAGGATTGATAAAATGGCTTGTGGAAGTTGTGGTGGTCAAATGGCTTTACGGCAGGCTCCCACCCCTGCTACTGAAAATAATCCTGGGTTAGTGCGAATGCAGTTCACTGGCCCACAAAGGGGCGGCATTCCTTGGGGCGGGCCGGGCCGTTCACCTTCCGGCCATGTATATCGTGGAGGCAACAACCCATACGACAAGTTTGCAAATGTCGATCCGATTGACGTGGAATGGCTTAAGAGCTTTGGCGTGTGGGCTGAAGTAAAACGACAATCGCCTGTACCGGCAAAGGTCGAAGAAGTCACCGAGCCAGTTCCTGCTGCGGCCCCTGTTGTAGTTGAAAGCCCAGCACCCAAGAAAGGTCAAGGCCGTGGAAAGTCTAGTAAAGTTTCTAATTGAAGCTTTTTTCGTATTTAGAATTTCAAACATGATTACGGCTGAACGCGGGCCTTTTGATATTTTTCTTAGGTTCAGTAATCTGTTTCTTGAAGATGATTGGATTGGTGATGGTATTCGATGCTTATACTGTGTATCTTTCTGGATCGGATTACTGGTAGCGTTTATTCATTTCGGATTTAGTTGGGAAGTTCTTATCTACGGCCCGGCTTTATCTGGAGCTGCTATTCTGGTACATAAATTATGAACCTTTTGCCGCTAGAAACTTTTCGGGAACAGATTGGATGGAATCCCTATCACTTCTGGGGAATGTCTGAAACTCAACTCGCCCCGGTAACCAGCGCTTGTAATACAGTGATGCGGGAACATAGCTGGCAAGATATTTATGCCGTCGGTCGAGCTGAGATTCGTTCGGCCATTGAGCGATCCGAAAAGAAGATCATGGATTACTTGGGCTATCCAGTTGCTCCGATGTATGTGGAGGAAACCATAGACTGGCCTACTTATTTCGATAACAATGCCTGGCGGCGTTTACCAATTGGCGGAGATGTAAAACGAGTTGCGGTAAGAACTACTTTCGGTAAAATTCTGGCTGTAGGAGTCGAGAAATTTACTGATATTAACGAAGAGAACGTTGTATTTTCTGACGACGATAACGATGGACTGGATGAGACTTTCACCGCTATCGCGGCAACCACTGAAACCAATCCAGCTAAAATATACGTTCAGTTTATCGAAGCAGATCGTCCCTATTGGTCTAAGGATAGAAAACGATGGCGTATCAGTCCCGTTAAAGTTTCCATTTCCGGCGGGCTTGTAACCGTAGTTGGAAAATCTTGGATGTTGATAAAGCCAATTCTATATGAAGGCATGAAGGCCAATAAAGATATTAATCCTACTGTCTCGTCAAATTTTGTCGCCAAAATTTTAATTTCTTCTCGAAGTATCGATCCCGAGGGCGAGACAGTAGACGACTCTCAAGCAACCCTTCTGTGGAATACTGATATTTTTAGTGTGTCAAAAGATCCAGCGGCTATCGGAAAACTCGTTGCGAGAGCCGGTATTCATAATGCTGAAACTGGTTTTGTTGTTCCAGCCGCTGCTACTAAAGCAAATGGGATCTGGACTGAGAATTTTTGTAACTTTTATCGAGAACCAGATCAGGTGACGGTGCGCTATTCGGCGGGCGTGCCGTTGGACGAAAATGGCGAAATCGACTATGATATACGCCAAGCAATTACGCACATGGCGATTGCTGAGATAGGTCGCCCGGTGTGTGGATGTGAAGAAGCCAATAGAATTTTTTACTATTGGCAGTTTGATTTATCAAGAGCTGGGGGTCGCAATACCGAACAGTTTCAAGTATCTAAGGATGATATGAATAATCCGTTCGGTAAGCAACGCGGCCACATCTGGGCCTGGCAACGGGTAAAAGAAAAGGCTCTCATGCGAGGGCTTGCATTCTAGGAAAGGAATTATTTTTATGCCTGACATTAATGCGGATACCGTAATTTATAATCGTCACATTCGTACCTTTATTCAATTCGGCGGCGCTCTCCCCGGCAATCCGGTAAAGTACGCAGGTAAAGACGCTCAGCTAATGGTGATTGAAGGTGTGGGTGTGCCGGAGTTGGGCGGGGTTGAGCCGTTCTATGTTCACGATCCTGACAATGTGGGACGTTATCGCCTGATTGGTCGGAAGATTTCTCCGCCTGATCTGGCAAGTGCTACGTTGAAAGTTCTTGAAAAGCACGGGCCAATTCCGTTTCAACTCGCTAAACGAGGCTGTCAATTTAATCTGTATCAACCGGCGGGGAAGTGCAAAGATCCATCTGACTTCTTGTTTGGTTGGTCGGATTATGTGATGGTCTACGATGGTGCTCTGACAACCGATAAAGACTTGGGTGCTCGCACGGCCTGGTCAGATGACAACTATATTGAAGATTCTTTGACCCTTCGATTGGCTGATGTATATCCGATTGGAGCGGTTGTCTTTGGTATCGTTGGCGGAAGTCAGATTGATCGTGAAGTAGTGGATGTGGCCTACGGGTCAAAAGAACAGTGTGGTGATTGCGGGGATGACGATGACGGTACGAAACGTATCTATGGCGTCACCGCTGCTTCGGGAGCGGGTTCACCTGGTCTTCCGGCTGAAGTAGTTTACACGCTGGATGGTGGAGCCAGTATCCACGAGGCAACAATCACCGGCCTTGGAGCTAATGCAACGCCTAGTTTCATTGACGTAGTTGGCAATAGACTCATTGTTGGCGTTTCTTCGGAAACGGCTTACTACTGGTCTACTTTGAGTGACCTCGGGGTTCCTGGAGCGTTCACGAAAGTTACATCTGGTTTCGTGGCAGCCAAAGGCCCGACCGATGTGTTTGTCGCTGGCCCTGGTGAGGTTTACTTCTCAGCTCTTGGTGGATATATCTACAAGAGCACGAACATCACGGCTGGCGTGACTGTGTTGAATGATGGATCGGTCACGACTCAGGATCTTCTGCGAATCCATGGTAGCGGAGAAACTATTATCGCTGTTGGTAAAGATAGTGATATGGCTGTGAGTTTGAATCGCGGAGCTTCCTGGTCAACCCCACAAGCTTCTCCGTCGTCAATTGCAGCCGACTTGCAAGCACTGGCAGTATTGAGCGACAAAGTTTGGTGGGTGGGTACAAATCTGGGCCGGGTAGTCTATACTCGTAACGGCGGCCTATCGTGGGTTGAAACTACGTTTAGCGGTTCTGGCAGCGGTCAGATTGATGACATTGTGTTTGCAAATAACGGTACGGGTTGGTTCTCTCATCGAGCTACTGGCCCGACGGCGGTTATCTTTGCAACATGGAATGGTGGTCAGGATTGGGCGAACGACCGACCGCGTGTAACTAATCTTCCGACCTTTGACAAGGCTGGTCGGTTAGCAGTTCCTAAATCTTCGGATCTGGCTGTGTCGGGTAATAATGTCGCCGTAGCAGGTCTAGCGGGTGATGGAACGGATGGCATCTTCCTAATTGGAGTTGCCTCTCGGCTGTAAGGATAAGGGGAGGGGCCAATAACCCCTCCCTTTCATTAAATGCCAAAACGAAAATTACATATTCCTGAAAGGAAGACCGACGTGGAACCCTATACTTTCCCCACTACGGGGATTAAGATTTTTATCGACAAAGTATCTCAAATTCTGATCGCTAAAGTTCAATCTAAATATACGACTCCTCCGGCACCCGTTGTTGAAGTTGAGTTAAACGGCAAAATAGTAAAGGAATCGAATCCCGCCGACCCCGATTATCAAATTACGCTTCTGAATCATAATTTGATGCTGGAAGAGAAGATGCGTAAATTGGTTATCTCTCAGGGCGTCGTTCATCAGCTGAATCCCGACGAAAAGAAAAAAGTTGATTCGATTCGCTCCTTCTATAAAGAAAGTGAAAACGAAGATTTAGAAGGGAATGATTTAGAAGTATTCGTTTCTTATGTATGTATAATCACTCCCGAGGATCTTAATCACTTTTTGGAGGCCGTGACCGGGATCAGTCAGCCCAGCCACAAAAGCGATTCAGGAGGCGATTTGGCGGTTCCGTCCGACGTTTCAGGGACGTAATGTTTTTGATATTTATGTTCCGAGAAGCGGCTTTCAGTATTCAATGGAACTGGAAGCCAGATTAGCGGCTAAAACTTTTAACTACAAGTGGGAAGAGTTCTGCGATTTAGATGGATGGGAACAGAGCGCCACTGTAGCTGCTTATAGAATTGATCAACAAATTGAAGCGATAGCCATTAAGAGATCGAACTCTAAGACAGGGAGCTAGTATGGCGAAACCTGTTATATTTTCTGTCCTGTACAGCAACGTTAATATTAATCCGTTCTTACAGGGCACTAAGACGGCGACCCAATCCGTTAATAATTTACAGCAATCTGGGTCTAGTCTTCAAATTGAAATGGGGAAAGTTCAAGCGCGTTTGTTGAGCACACAGACGCGCTTTAGTGCGTTAACTCAGGAACAGAACAATTTAACAACTAGCATCAAAAATAACGCCATGGCCGTGGGACAGGCTCAGGCTCAATATGAAGCTCTCGGCCAGAGAATTTCTGTAGCCCAGCAAAAGATGGCCGCTGCATCGCAAATTGGAAACAATCGAAGTGCTGCCGGGTACCGACTTCAGCTTAATCAACTTATACCAGCTCAGCAAACATTGAAGGATAAGATTGAAGCTACTGAAAGTTCTCTGTCAAAAGAGCAACAACGATTTGCGTATGTCAATGCTCAGATTGCAGTTAAGAGCGCCCGTATCGCTGAACTAAATCAAAAAATAGACCAGATGAATGGTAAGGTTAATAACCAACCCACTAAGCCAACGGGTACTTTTGCATCCATTATCTCTGGAGTTCAGGAAGCTTACGGTAAAGTTGAGAAGTTCGTTAATGTATTCAATCGAGTTACATTGACGATGGAGCGTGGCCGTCGATCTATCCATCGAGTAGTTTTAGTCGTCAATGATATTTCTAAGTTGTTTACAGGTAAGCCCCTGTTTGCTAAGGCCGAGGAGAGTATCGATAGGACTGGGAAAGCCGCTGACACCGCCAAGGGTAAAGTCATGGGCTTCTCCGGTTCGCTTCATGGAGCTGCTGGAGCGAGTAGCATCCTCACAACTTCTATTGGAGTTCTGATTGGCAATGTTGCGTCTTTCATAGCTAAGCTCGGCGTTGATGCCGTTTCATTTTTTACTAATTCATTAGTTCAATTAGGTCAGACCGCTGTGGGAGTTGTCGCTAATTACGAACGAGGTGTGTCGGCTCTTAAGGCTATGGTATCTCAGGAAATGAGAGCCAAAGATACAACGTTAGGTATGAATGCGGCTATGGTTCAAGCCGGGCCAGTGGCTCAGAAATTAACTAAATGGATTGAAGACTTAGCTATTCTTTCTCCGTTTAGCGAAGAAGACGTTAAGCAAACTTTCTTTCTGGCAAAGTCCTATGGCTTCTTAGTTAGTGAAGCCAAGCGAGTTTCATCGGCTATTCTCAATTGGGGTGCGGCGACCGGTAAAGCCGGATACGATCTCCAACGAGTTATCTTAGCGATGGGCCAGATGAGGCAAACGGGTAAGGTTCTGGGCCAGGATATAATGCAGCTCGCTCAAGTGGGCATTAACGTTAAAGAAATTCTCTCTAAGGGGCTTGGAATGACCATGACTGAAGTTAGTAAGAAGCTTCAAGATGGATCAATCAATGCCCGAGCCGCTATTAAGGTTTTGACGGAGAGTCTGGAAAAGGATTGGGGGGATGCCGCTAAAGCTCAGGCCGGAACCCTGTCTGGACTGTTAAGCTCTATTCAAGATTTAATGCCTCGTTTTCTGCGAGAGTTCTTTGGCCCTATGAACCAAGAGACTGGGAAGCTCATGGGCATCTTGGGAGCGCTTCAACCCTATCTACAGCGTTTAGTTGATTTCCTTTCGTCTGATAGCGTCCTGAACGGAATTCGGGGCATTGGTATCCAACTTGGCGAATTAGCCACAAAAGCCTTTGCTTGGGGCGAAGGTTTTGTAATGTCTTTCACTGCCGGTCTGCGAAGCGGCGTCGAAGGTATTTTAGGGTTCATTTCTCAAGTCGGTAAAATTCTTACTAAGTGGCTACGTCCTAGTTCACCGCCGCTGGTTGCTCCTAATCTCGACAAGTGGGGCGAAGAAGCTGCCGCTATTTACTTCGGTGGATTTGCCAGTGAAGGCGCTACTAAAGTATTTGCCGATGTATCCGATAAGATCGAAAATGTCTTACGAAGTATGTCATTCGGTAAGGACGAAGATATTTCTCTTATTCCAGTTATCAACGATATTCGTAAACAAGTTCTTCAGCTCTCCAATGAACTTGGAACTTTCGGTTCAGTTACGTCTGGAGTGTTAGATTCGATCACATCCAAACTCGGCGGGGCAGCCGGAGCCGTTCGTTATTACATTCAATCTTATGCCCAGCTGCAGCAATCTCAGCAGCAGGTCGCCTTGGCTCAAGAGAATCTGAATAGGATTACTCAAGCCTATGATGACCGACTAAAATCAGTTAGAGGCGAGTTGGCTGGAATTAGTGAAGCCAGACAATATCGAGATGAAGAAAAAGAACTGAAGAAGATCCAACGCATTTTGAATGATCCTCACGCTTCAGCTGCCCGAAAGCAAGCCGCTGCTGAACGTCTGCGTGAAATTCAGTTACAACGTCAAGAGCGAATGCTAACTAAGAATCGCGAAGGAGCAATCGCCGGAGCTAGTGCTCAACTTGAGGACGCACAGAATCAGTACGCTTGGGCACAACAAAACTTCGCCATAGCTCAGTCTCAGTTAGAAGCTATTCAAAAACAGAATTCTTTATTTGAGGAGCAAGCTCGATTACTGCAACAAATAAAGGATAAGACTGATGATGCTGGTGAGACTGGATCACTATGGCCGGATACTGATTTATCTGGATTGGATATTAGCGGCGTTGGGAATCTGTCTGAGACATTCTCTGGATTGGCAGCTAACATAGAAAACGTCAAAGTAGCCTGGAGTGGGTTCTTTGACGCTATTCAGTTACGCTGGGCACAGATTCAGGAATTTATAAACGGGTTGATGCCGACCTTTCAAAATGTATGGCAATTCGCGGTTGATTCCTGGAATTTAATTTCGCCTGAGCTGACTAACAGCGTCAAAGCATCACTGGATAGTATTTCAAGTATCTGGGGCGAGCACCAGGAAACTATAAAGAAGATCATCGAAATATCGTTTAAGATTATCGTAGCCACACTCATTACGGCTTTGGATCTGGTTCTTGGAATAATTTCCGTGTCGTTGAAACTCATGGAAATATCTTTCCATTTCTGGTCGCTTGCGATTCAAGGTCGATGGGATGAAGCATGGATTTATCTGCGACAGTCTATGACTCAGGTTATTAACGATGTTTTAGTAAGTATCGTTAAATGGCTACAAATGATTTCAAACATTGTAGGCGTGGATCTCGGTAAAGTCTACCGAACTTGGGAAGGTGTATTTAAAGACGCCTACACTATCGCTAAATTCTATCTAGATCAACTTATTCCGGCATTCTGGGCCGTCGTAAATGAAATAAAGGATAAGATAGTTACAGCAATAAATTCTTTGTTGAGTGGAGATATTGGCGGAGCTTTCTCGTCTTTACTGGATGTAGTAAGATCGGTATTCAATAACATACCTAGCGTTATAGCTGGAGCGCTGTACTCTCTTGGATCTCAAGTAGACATTGCCGGAATTTTAGGGTCAGTTCTTGGTAGTGGATTCTTTCAAGCCCTGGATCAAGCGGCCCGATCCCTTAGTAATATGAGCTGGATGTTCTTTGGCGTAGGTTGGAATATCGTCCGAGGTATCATTGACGGCATTAAGGGCGCTGCGTTTATGATTGGCGGGGCTTTGTGGGAGGTGGTCAACAGCGCTGTTAATAACATCAAACGAATGCTGGGCATCGCATCACCATCAAAACTGTTCGCTAAAATTGGTAAAACTATTCCTGCCGGGCTGGCTCAAGGTATTAAAGCTCTATCATTCATGCCGAAGATGGAAATCCAAGCAACTGCAGCGGGTATGGTGAATAGTATCGTTAGCCCGCCTGCCGGATCTCAAACGGCCTACAACACGAATACCGTCAATAACAATAATCAGTTGGTTCAAAATCTTACCGTGAACAGCAATAGAAGTTCGCAAGGGATTCAACAGGACTTTAGAGTAATGAGGTTAGCTCGATGAGACTACAAAATTTTAATGCGATCCCGGATGTGGTACGAGATGTAGAACTCTTCCCCGCTCAAGGTAAGATTTCTATTATCGTGCCAGAAGAGACAACTAACCTCATCACTCAGCCATCGGCAGAAGTTGCCAATAGCGCCTGGGTTGCTGGGGCGGGTACTCTAACTCGCGTATCTACCAATCAATATAAAGGCGTATACTCTTTCCAATACACACCCACCACATCCGTCAACGACGGTGTTTACTACACTCCGTTAAGTTTAACCATCAATAATTTCTACACGGCGCAGGTAAAGTTCAAAGGTGCGCCCGGAATTCCATATAAGATTTATTTCGCTACATCTGCAGGAACTTTGATTGGAACGGAAACTCGCTTCACTGGAAACGGAGCCTGGCAACATATTGAAGTAACTCACTACGATACTGTAGGCGCTTCAACTCGTCGGTTGTATATTACGAAAGATAACAGTGCTTCAGTGGCTCCTTTTCTGTTCGATGCAGTTCAGGTTGAGAACAAAGCTTATTCAACTATCTACTGTGACGGCGATCAAGGCTTTGGGCATTCGTGGCTGGGCCTGCCAGATCAATCCCAATCTTTTAGAGCTTCTTTCTCTCGTACGGGAGGCAAAGAAGTTTTCTTCGATGAGTTCAACTTCCACATAAACGGATTAGTTGGACTCACTGCCGCACCCATTCAACATCAAATCATATCTCTAAGTGACGGCTCGGATATTTATCAACAGACTTTACGACTGAACCGTGAGTTTACCATCACCGGCCAATTCAATGGATTGTCATATCCAAATCTTAGGGGTTCAATATCGTCTTTCATAAATCGTATTAAACACGATGCGGTATCTCCCGACCAACCGATGATTTTGGTCTATCATTCCAACATTCCTGGAAAGTATCCAATTTACATTCCGTGTATATATGTTACCGGCCTTGAAGGGAACATAGAATCCCTACTTCAAGAAAATGTAGCGATTCAATTTCGTACTATTGGATTCCCATACTCTGAAAAGCAAAGCGGGTCGGTATTAAGTATGTCCGAGACTGTGGCCGAGAGTGACGGCATCATTGTTCGGGAACGAGAAGGAAACTGGCGAGCTTTAGGAACGGGCATCACTGGAGGCACAGTAGCCGTAAAAGCCATACAGTGGGGCCAAGACGGTAAGTTATACGTAGGTGGGGACTATACTGAGATGGGCGGAGTAGGAGATACGTGGGGTATTGCTCGATATAATTTTATCTCAGAACTTTGGGAATCTATTTCTGATGATTCTATATCTAGCCGTCAAGTTCGATCTCTTCGCATCGGGCCGGGCACCGTTGTATACGCAGGTGGTGGCTTTGTGGCAATCAACGGAGTTACCGTAAACCATATCGCAAAATTCGACATCGCTACTGGTATCTGGTCAGCCATGGCAACCGGGCTTGGATCGGTGAGCGTTGTCTATGATATTGACATCGATCAGAGCGGCAATATTATTGCTTTTGGAGATTCCGGTATTTACAAGTTTAATGGAGTTTCGTGGACTCAGTTCGGAACTCCGAATAGCGGTCTTGTGTTTGGCGGATGTGTTGCTCCAGACGGAAAAATATATGCTGTTGGTTCCTTCAATACAATGAATAGCATTGTGGGCACTAACAGTATTGCTTTTTACGACGGCACGAATTGGAATCCACTACAGTCTGGTTTAACTTCAGATAATATCGGAAAGATACGAGCCAAGTCTAACGGTCTCCTATACACTGGCGATATATCCGGTCTTGGAGAAGTGCAACTAAAGGAATGGAATGGATTTTCGCTTAATACAATTATACCCCGATCAAATCAAGCGGGCGCTCTTTACATGGTAAGCGTTGATAGTATTGGAAATCTATTCATTTCAGGATCGGCATTCGATTCATGGGGCGGCGTCTCTCTGCCGGATCACGTAGCTGTTTGGAATGGAACTGCATTTCGTCCAGTGAGCATTAACTTGCCGAGTAGCGCCATTGTCTATGACGTAAAAGAATCTCCTGATGGACGACTGGCTTTGGGATTCGATACTTCAGGCAGCGCCGTTGCCGAAGCCCTAACTGTTATCACAAATAATGCCGAGGTTCCATCTAGCGTTAAATTTATCTTTGTCGGCCCCGGTCGTTTGTATTCTGTTATTAACAATACAACTCGAAAAGGTATATTCTTCAATCTCTTACTAAATAGCGGCGAGATTGCCGTATTAGATATTCGTCCAGGAATGAATTCCTTTTCGTCTAACTTCCGCCCCAATCTTTTGAGTACTGTTATTCCGGGCAGTAACCTATCTGAATTTTTATTGCAACCGGGAGAGAATAACATCACAGTTCTAATAACTGGCACGGATTCTGGCAGCTCCGCTCGGGCCTACTGGAGCGAGCTATTAAATGGGATAAGTTCATGACTTTAGTTGCTAAGCTATATTCGTCTCAGGGCGTAGCAATACAGACCTTGAATCCATCCAAGGTTACTTTAGCTCGTCGAGTTGGAGATATTGGCGAAGGGATTATTACAGTATCGTCCAGTGAAATTCCATATTCCAGTTTAGTGCGAGATATGATTATCACCATCGAACGATCCGTACTAGGCGGGAATATGTTTCTAGAAGGCCAAACAGTTTGGTTTTTAAGGGGCAAAAAACTTTCGATGAATAAGGAAGGTGATACTTACGATCTTTATGTTCAAGATAACATTAGCCTACTTCGTCGAAGAATTATTGCTTATTTTGCCAGCGAAGCAGAGACAGATAAGATTGATCCCGCTGATGATATGATGAAAGCAATCGTCAGAGAAAACTTTGGAACTTCTGCTATCGCTGCGCGAGATATTTCCGATATTCTATCTGTTCAAAGCGACGTTAGTGCTGGCCCAATTCTGGAACGAGAATTTGCCTGGCGGTATGTATTGCCCACTCTGAAAGAAATAGCTCTGGCATCTGAACAAGCCGGTACTGCAATACTATTCGATGTTGTTTCTACGCAAGTACAGAGCTATGTACCGAACGAGCCACCCTTTACGTTTGAATTTCAAACGTTCAAAGAGACTCGTGGATTAGATCGTAGATTTCCAAGCGGATCGAATCCACTTCTAATCGGCCCGGATTATTTGAATATGGAAAGCGCTGAGATTGAGGATGACTGGCGAGACGAAGAAACTCATCTGTATGCCGGAGGCGAGGGAGATGATTTACTTCGATTGATAGAAGAGGTTGAAAGCGATCTCGTGAACCAGTCGGCTATCGGTCGAGTCGAAGGCTGGTTTGACGCCCCTGATTTAGATGTATCGCAGGACTTAATTGACGCGGCCAATGGGGAACTATTCAGACGAATAGGTAGAACTAAGATACGCGGCAACTTGGCCGGGGACTTAAAGAACCGTTGGGGTGTGGCTGTTGGATACGGAGACTTTGTGACGGCCCAAGTCCGAGGACACTCAGTTGATTGTCGTCTGAATGCTTATCAATTCGACTATGATCGCGAGACTGGATTCGACGTTAAAGTGGTGTTGGAAGGCGAAGGATCATGAGTAACTACTTATTGGATCGTATGGATCGACTCGAAGAGCAAGTGAAGCGAATGGCAACTCGCCCACTTAGCTCAGTGAGTGGATTCGTATCTGGATCGGGCGCTAATACTCAGGTAGCCTATTGGACTGGTGCAGCTACGTTAGCTGGTGATGCTGGCCTGATCTACGATGCAGCTAACAATCGATTAGGGATCGGCGGCGTACCATCGCCATCTTATGTAGTGCAAATTTTAGCTGGATCTACTAATGGTATAAAACTTATCGGATCTGGCACCACTCCGGCAACATTTTACATTGGACAAAATCCAACGGCTGGAGATTGGCAGTTTAGAACAAACGTACCTTTTGGATCTTCAACAATAGACGATTCAGGCAATCCCGTCTGGATTATGCGAATGGGATATGTCTCTGATGATTGGAGTGTATTTAGATCGGCGGCTGGAACAACTACTTCCAACGTTCAACAAATAGCAGTAAACAGTTCAAGTCAATTTATAGTTAGAGATGGAACAGAGAGTTTACCAACTTTAAGTTTCATTGCGGATCTCAATACTGGATTTTACAGATTCAGTACCGATCAAATTGGAATGGCTCTAGCTGGGTATACAACCGCCATTTTAGCGGGAACAGCCGCAAAGTTCAGGAGAGGCGACAGTAACAGTACTTTTGATTCTTATCAGCTCGTCTGGTATAGAAGTCATACGTCAAGTGGGGCTATTTCTAATGCCGACGTAATTGGAGATTTTGCCTTCAATGCTCAATTGGCAGCTGGCGAGACTCAGTTAGCACTTATTCGGGTAAGTGCTCCTGATGCAAGTGCTAACTATAAAAGCCAGTTTGACTTCTTTACATCGTCCGTAGGAGCACTTGCATCGGCAATGACGATCAGCGGAAAAGATGTAGGGATATTTCAAGGTGCCCCCGCAGCTCGTTTGCACGTTACCCAAGATACAATAAATAGCGAAGTATTTAGAATTGCATCAACGGCAACTAATGACGATCCAGCCGATGAGTTTTTCCACGGAAGAATAGCAACCACTGATGCTACTCAGACGACTATCAATACAATCGCTATTCCGGCGTCAACAACGGTAATGATAGAAGCTTACGTTAGAGCGCGACGCACGGGCGGATCGGCAGGGACAGCGGAGGATGGTGCAGGGTATATTGTTCGAGCTACTTATCAAAACGCGGCTGGAGTAGCTACAATCATCGGAGCAGTTAATGCGAGCTACACAGCCGAGAGTCAAGCTGGATGGGATGCAACATTTACAACTAGCGCCGGAAATGTATTGCTTCGAGTAACCGGCGCTGTTAATAATAACGTTACCTGGCACTCGACAATCCGGGTAATGCCAGTAGGAACATAAAAAATGCAAACACAAATTACGATTACAGATATTCAAGACAAGTTATTTACGCACGAATGGAATCCGGGAATTTCAGCGGTGGCCCAGAACTGTGAGTCGCATGTATTCGGTCATCCCGATACTCAACCGTTTGGAAGTTCTGATCCAGTCTATGTGAATGACTTAGCGGTACCGGTGAAACTCGTGGGCGTTGATATGTGGATGGGACTAGGTTATAACACATTCGCTGATCTGGTAACGAAAATTTTCAGGTTTAGCGACGCTATGGTTATTGCTGAGTACCACCAGGATAGATACAATAATCCTGGAGATACGTCTGTACTTCAAAAGAATTTCAAGCCAGAAGGATTCACTTTGAACCCCGGCGACCGGCTCGTTGTGCATTGTCTAAATTGTCATGTGAGCGGAGATGATAGCCCTATGCACCCCATACTCACATTTTATCTGACTAAGCCGAATTAGGCTTGTTTTCAAGGCTGCGGGCCGTTGGATTGTTCTAACGTACTAGAGTATAATTAGATTATGAAAACACTTACTTTGAAAATTCGTAAATTCAGAGATCGGCCGGACACTCACGACAAAGAGTGGATGTGGTTTATCATTTCGTGGACAGGGGAACGCGGAATTTCCCTTAAAGATCAAGTTCGCTGGCAAAAACTAGCAGCGGAAGTTGTTGACTTGGATGAGAATAAAGAGCATACAATTTCACTGTCAAATAAAACTATCGAAGCCATTGAAGCTAGAATTGTAAATCCCGATTTTAAGGTCATGGGAATGTCGCCGCTGCTTATGCAGTTTATCGTAGACCTTAAAGAAAGTTTAGGACTTAGAATTTCTACCTCCTTTGAAGAGGATGACTCATGAAAAATTTTTCTGTATCAACTGTCATTATTGCCGTCATAACTATTGTCTGTATTATAGCCGCTACGGTGCTGATGTTGTTCGGCAGTAACGATAGGGTAGCTCTGGCGTTAACTCTATTTGCTTTTGCTGCTCCTATCATCGCCGCTTTGATTAAAATTGACGAAGTTCATCGTCTTACAAACTCAACCTTAACCAAGCTTCTCGCGGAGGTTGACGAGTTAAAGAAACAACTTATCTTAGAAAGAGAGAAGGCGGAAATTGCTAAGGGGGTTACGCCGTGACCGAACAAATGTGGGTTAGTCTTGCCATTCAAATACCGCTGGTAGTAGCGTTCATGTGGTTCGTTCTAGAGATAAACAAACGTAGCGATCTTTCTAATCAAAATCGCGACGTGTTAGCAGCAGCGGCCAACCAAAAACGGGATGAAGAGTGGCGAGCCTTTCTCACCTCACAGCGGGAACAGTATATTACGGCATTAGGTAGATTTGCCGAGGAGCTAAAATTTCATGGAGGCATGATTTCAATTCTTAACGCGGCCTTACTTGCCAAAGATCCCGATATGGCAAAAACTATTGTAGAACTTCAACGGCAGCAGATGGAAAGCCGTAACAAATAAAGGAGTCTTTAAATGCAAATAGCTACGCTCGATATTGAGACGACGAGTCTTAGAGCGGTAGGGGATGGAGTGGTACTAATGGCAGGAATTAAACCCATGGGCGGAGCGGTTAAAATGCTAGTTTGGAATCCGATGGAGAGTCGCCCAGGGCACGAAGATAAGTTACTTCAATCAATATTTGACGAAGTTGAGAAATATGATTTGATTGTAATGCACAATGGAGAGCGATTTGATTGGCCGTATTTAAAATCTAGGGCCATGCTTCTGAACATGAAACGCCCTAAACCGCCCTTAGTATACGATACGATGTTAGGCGCTAAGCGGTGTGGATTTCGCACCACTCTAAATGTAATCGGTAAACCCACTGTTGCTCTGGATCACCTCGCTGATTTTTTTGGTATCCCCCAAGAAAAAACTAAAATATATCCCCGAGTTCACTGGGACATTATCTGGGAAGCGAACTTTCCAGCGGGCATTGAAGCTATGCGTCAACTGGTTGAGCATTGTGCCGCCGATGTGAGAATGACCGAAGAAGTATACTGGAAAATAATTCGTAACGACCCCAAACCCAAGATAGCGTATTTAGCTTAATACAAAAAAATCCCCCAGCTCAGGCAGGTGAGTTAGGGGATTTTTTACGAAGGAGTCCTACTCCAGCACGTATTATATTCTAATACGTGTCTTTAGTCAAATCTACTTCTTTTTGATCTTGTTATGTTGCCTCTCTAAAATCGTAATTGCGGAGTCTACGTGCTCCCCCGCTTTTTGGAAATGGTGCCCCGCTTCTTTCGATTCCTTTCTAATTACCGGAACACATTTCATAATCACCCCCAACAAAGCTTTCAAAAGTGGAATCATGTTCGCTCTCTCGCCTAAGTCCCCTTTAGCGTTACTTCAATAAATTTACTAAATGCACTTCATCTTCTGATGCCGATTCAAATAGCGGATCTCCTGGAAACTCTCCCCTAAGTATAACTGGAATTTCCACGTCGCCTATTTTTATTATACTCGGCCACCAGTCCGTTTTACTATCTGGAACAATTAAGGCGGGATTGTCGAATTTAATGCCAAAACTACTTTCAACTTCAGCTAGTAGGTTTGTAATAGTAATTGAGATACTAGCGTCTATTTTCATCATGGCAGATTACTGTGAGTTGACATTGGATAAACCCATCCCACGAATCCTTTACACGGCCCGCTGGTAACTTCAACGCCCGTCGCCCAATTCGGACGGTCAGTATCTAATCGCAAGATGTAAGAAACGGGTGTGGGTGTTTTACAGGCTTCTCCATTCGCAATCCATTTATCTAATTCGTTATCCGGCCCCCATTGCGAGTTAGGGCCATTCTGATGTTGGTGCCCGATAATAACTACCGAAGGTACGTTAACTCGTATCTCGCCTTCTCGTAACGGCGTGTAATCATTAACCCACCACAAGTAGCCAGAATTACTTGCCGGAGGCGGTACAGCCGTTGCCGTCCAAACTGGATTAGGTAATACGTAAATCACTGCAGGTAACTGGATTACAATTGCCTGCGGTTGAGTTGGATTGATTGTCGCCGTCGGAAGAGATGTTGTCGAAGATTCTGAAGTTGCCGTAGGGGACGAAGTTATCGTTGGCCTAGCCGTGTTTGGATGCGGCGGCGTGACAATAATGGTTCGTTCGATATTCCGACTACAGCTGACTAGCAATAGCGTTAACAGTAAAATTAAATTTTTCATCTTTGCGTTACCTCGGAAAGATATTACAATATTCGATGTTGTTTACGTCTTTCAATTCAGCGATAATTGTTTTTCTTTTCAAGTCTCTCGGCCCGGCGCAGACATCAAATCTAACTATTTTAGATCGCCAGCTACGCAGTATTTTATACCTCTTGATCTTTAAGTGAACGCCTGTTGGAATAGTTTCCCCGTTAACCGTCCACGGGGCGCTCAATACAATAACGTCACCTAATTGCGGAATTACTAACTTCATTTTTATCTCCAATCTAACCAGTAAAGTTTTGGACAATCTGGGTGTTGATTTTTCTTCCAGATGTAAATAGCGTAAGCTGTGTCATCGGTGCTGCCGTTAGCGTAGAACGAGGGTCGTTGTTTAAGCACATGAACCGATTGAGGTTTGAATTCCTTCCACAATCCATCTCCACGCTTCTTAGTTTCCAGAAACGCAAGCCGCAGAAGAAATAATAAATAGCCTCCATCTGCAAGCATCGACAATCCGCAACGTATAAATTCCTCCGCTAAGGAAAATGGCGGATTTCCCATAACTAGAGAAGGCAGCGAATCGGGTCGTCCGAAATGACCAGGAAAGCTAACGAACTTTTCGTAGTCATCTTTTATCCAATGACTGTATGACTTATCTTTCGGCTTGTTGAAGTACGGATCAATTCCCACGATTATAGATTTGGGATACATAAGTCTTGCAGCACTCCCCCATACTCCAGTTCCTGCTCCGGGATCGTGAATGAACTTCAGTCTCGCAATCGGTGGAAGTAAATCTAAAGATGCCCTGACCAGTCTTGGATCAGTTCGATAATGATCGTGAGCTGCTCGCGGTTTCATCTGTTTGTCAGTCGTAATAATCGCCACATTACCTCTCTTTCTGAATTACCTTATCAATTAGCGTGTACCTTCTGCCGACGGCCTCGCACACCTCTCCTACAACTCCCGATCCAGCGAATGGATCGAGAATCAGGTTGCCGGGGTTGCTATGATTAAGTAAGAGTCGCCTAATCATCGATGGAGGTTTACGAAATGGATGAAGGCTAGTTTCATCCACTAAATCTTTAAATACATTAGTATACTGACTCCAGTGCCTGTCAGCGTTCCATGTTTTACCGTTCCAGATTAGAATCATTTCTATAAATCTGGAATAGCGGCGCGTAGTATTTTTAGTTGAGATGGGCTTTTCCCAGAATAAATATTGATCTGGATTGTCGCTCCATTGATTCTCGGGCGGACAGAATACTATAATAGCCCCCTTGCATATCCGCTTAAATTCTGATTGATACTGATTCTGTAAATCCTTGGGGAAATCATAAGGCGGATCAGTTAATACTAAATCAATACTACCACTTTGTATGGACTTTAGTATCTTTGCTGAATCTCCGACGATTATCTCTATCTTTCTTTTTGGATTATCTTTACGTCCCATTTATTATTCACTCTCTGCCACAACTCTATAGAAGCGTTCCTGGGCTTCTTTAGTTTCTTAAGGGCCGCTATCTCGTCTTTCGTGGCTATCTTGCCCTTCTTGACTTGAATCAGAATGAACTGGTATCCGTTCCAAGCCACCAGATCAATCTTTCCCTTCGACCCGGCGGCCCTTACGACATAGTAACCCTGTTCGATAAGTTCATCGCGAACAAGATATTCCAGTCTACGCCCGATAGCATACCGAGTCATTTCTTAGTTTTGAATGTTCGTTTCCTGTAGTGCTTCTTCCAGTCCGGCGCATCGTAGCACATCAGATTAAACGGACACTCAATACACTGCTTGCCGCGAGATTTAGGAAAGTATCCCAAGTCATGACCACAGGCAATGTATTCAATAGCCTTCATTAAATTCTCGGTATCCTCTTCGTTCTTGTTATATCGGTGGGCCTGAGCTGCTCCCTTGATCGGAGCGACAATATACATTACCGAAGTAGGCCACTCCTTCATCCCCTTCGGGGGTTCATCTGGTCTAAGTAGGTATGCTGCACCCTGAAAGGTATGTTCTTGCGGGTAGATTGTCGTGAGCGGAATATTTTTCCATCCAGATGAATAATTAGTTTTCCAATCCACAATGACTGTAGAACCGTCAAATAACTTAGCGATGGCATCAATCCGTTCTCGGATAATTACTCGCCCACCGAATAGCGTTACTTTTAGTGGAATCTCGGTATGTAGAATTTCCATACCGATTAAGTCAGAGATATGTTTCATCTTCTCTGAAAAGGTTACCGCTAGATTATCAGTGACTTTCTTGGCCTTACCTTCCATCATTGAGTGAACAAGAATGCCCCGCTCAGCGAAAGCATTCTGTTTTACGGCTGTCCACTCACGCTCAAACTTCCAGCGGGCCGGACATTGATTATCGAACCACGCTTGAATGGATGTGGGACTTAGGTAGATTGCGTCTTTCTTTGGCATTAAGTTTTCTCTTTCGATTCGGCCAGCTCTGACCGCAAAAGCAACGATGTGGAGTCGTGTGGCCTTCGATCATTGCACACTTGTTTACGCAGTTCGGAAATCGCTTACTTGGCGGAGCTGATTCTCCACACAGACTAGGTTTTTTCTTTGACTTCATTCTTATCTTCCAATCTCAGTAATCGATCAATTTCAGCGGCAATCAGCGCTCCAGCCTTTTCAAGATTACGAATAGCTGTAGTAGGCTTAAACCAGAATACATTCCATCCTATGGGCCACCACTTTGGAGTTTTGTCGTCCAAAATTCCAAAAACATAGTGCTGCAGATAAGCCAAAGCAGCTACGGCTAACTGTCCGCCCGCCCATTGATCATCATGTTTCGGTGTCCAACCCTCTACCTCAAGCTGTCTGAGTCGTTCATCTCTGATACGAATAGATCCACGACTTACGGCTTTTCGGGCATCTAAATCTTCCTTAGAGATAAGATAATAATCGTCTTTCATTTCGGTGTCTCCTTTCCATCTTCTCGCCCGGCCATGTATCCAATCCCCACAAGAATTAATACAACTAGCATTACCCGAACCGCACTCCACTCGGTAAATTCAACTTCTTTCAAAACCGATCCAATTTCGCTAATCGCTTTAGCCATAAGCGAAATTACCAAGATCCACGCAAGAGTTCCCCAAGGATTATTCTGTATGGCCTTCACTTTAATTTCCTTTCCCTTTATTAAGTTCCTGTTCAAACTCTTTTACGCACTGTAGGAATTCTAATAGATCCTCATTGCGACTAAAAGAGATGAATTGAGCTGGTTTTCCTTCTCTTCCCGCTATCTGCACATAACCAGAATCAAAGTTTCCATTTGTCTTTTTTACGTTAATAGTTACCGAACCCATAGTTGAATCAGTAACGCTTACATTGATTTTTCTAGTAGAGGCCGACATTTCAATTTCCTTTCTTTATCGCATCATAGAACGGCTGAAAGAATTTCGGATCATCAATTCGATCAGCCATCTTCGACATAAATCCGTATGACTTTCCTTTTAAGGATACAACATGAGCTTGCTTCGCTAATCCCATCAGAATACAATCGTTCACTGCCGTCATTCCTGGATGAATACCAAGGCCGGGAATGCTGATGACTTCAAACGTTGACGGCAATGTACGATCTTTGATGTAACGTCGTTTAAACACTGTACCCTTCAACGTCCAGTATTCATCTTTCTTTTCTGCCCAGAGCCGAATGCGAATAGCTGGATTGTACTCCATGGCTTTACCGCCACTGGTCACGCTTCCTTGTTTGCCTAGCAAATCGTGAACATGATTGATTAAGAAAGCTACGCTGTCCTGCTTCTTCCACTTGCTGCGAACGTTGAGCTTGCCAACAAATCGTTTGACAACGCTGGCCCGCTTTCCCATAGACGCATCAGCCACGGAGCCTTCGTCCTCGGCTACGGTAAAGATTGCCCCCACTGCGTCAAGAATGAGAGCCGTCACTGATTCATCAGCCAGATAAATATCTGCAGTAGCGTCTAACATTTCTTCGTTACTCATGGGATCGCCCTTTTCGGTAACAGTCGGCGCGACCCAGAGCTTTCCATTCCATCCAGCTCGATGAGCAACCATTTGCGGATATTCATCGTCATCTGTTTCAAAGTCACATAGGGCGATTGTATTCTTAGGCTTAGCGACTATTCCAGCCAGATAGTAAGAAAGAGTGGACTTCCCAGAATAGCTCGGCCCGCTAATTTCTACTCGGGTCTTGACCGGCAATCCACCCCCAATCGCTAAGTTAAAGGTGTAGAGGGGAACCTGAATCCTTCTAATTTCTCTTACTGATGACTTCATAAAGTATTGACTCCTCGATAGTTACAGGGCGGATCTTATAGGTTACGAACTTCTCACCCTTAGGAACTTCTTTGTAGAGCACATAAGCTCCAAACCTTGCAAATACCCATGC